CCAGTAACATTTCCAATAATATCAGTACAACCACCAGTAAGAATACAAAATCGTCGAATGTATGATATTTATAGTATATCTAAAAATAATACCATATATGGGCGCATGGTTGCAACCTCAATTTCTGATGTAAATTTTAATATTAGTGACTCAGAATATAACATAGTTAGCAAAGATGGTGGATTGACTTGGGATTTTAGTGGTGGCGAAGCAGCTTCAAGGCCGGGATATACTAGAGTGGGAACATTCGCCAATGATGCTGGTGATAGGTATTTGTTAGCCTATGAATTTTCTAATAAAACAATATCGAATTTACCACTTGTTGTGAATTCTGTAATATATGAAAATTATGGAAAAACAGTCTATGATCTGCCATTATTAACAATAAATAATGCAGCAATAGGTATGAGTATTGATATTAAATTTATAAATAATACCATATATTTATATACAACAAATCAATCAGGATACGGATCACCAGAATATTACTATTATGTTTTATATTTGTCTTCAACTTCTGCGCCCACTAATCCAAACAATCCTATAGCAATAACTCCAACCCCAACAAAAAAAGCAAATCAATCATTTATTCCTTTAAAATTATATGATCTTGATCCAGAAAATAGATTTGAAAGAATTTTTCATATAAGCGAAGATCTTAATGAAATTATTGCTATTGAAAGAAACGACAACCAATTATGTTCGTATATTAGAAATGAATATAATACCTGGAATTTAAAAAATAATTATAACCTTAGAATAGCACTTACAGACATACGCGATGTATATATATCTAAGAATAAAAAAATAATAGGAATATTAGGAGAAACATCCTCTAATTATTGGAAAAATTCTGCTCAACCACGAATCCGCAATCTACTTATCTACGATATTTCCACGGGGGTAGCAATATTTACAAATAATATTTCTGGAGATATTGATTTATTTTCAAGATTTGGAGCACCAAGCGAATATGATTCCCCTCCTTATTCTAATTTTTCCATGTCTGATGATGGAAAAGTAATGATTCTTGTTCGATCTCAACAAAAAAATGTTATTTATATTAGTGGGGCAGGCAAAACGAGTGAAAAGCAATTTGCTTACAGAACAAGTATTTCTACTGATTATGGTAAAAGTTTTGTCGCTGTACCATTTTTACAAAATATACTTAAGATTTCCTATGCAAATATTGATTTTAAAATATCTAAAGATAATACTGAATTTTTATTTTTTATTTGGTATGATACGGAAACAGATAATGCTTTGTTGAGAACCAGTCCTTTAACATTATATAAAGGTAAAATAAATGGTTCAAATATAATAGATAATGGTTCAAATATAATAAATTACTCAAATTGGGAAAATAAATTTAAATCAGCATCTGATGATTTAAAGACTATTTATATATCTAATACTAATCCTACAGAAACATCGACATCTTCAGCATCTACATACACAGAAAAAGGACTGTTATCAAAAGACGGTGGAGCAACGTTTGTAGAATCATATGCCCCCAACGGAACGAGAGAATATGGCAACGGAATTTCACTAAGGAACGATGTGACAATTTGCAATCCAGACGGAGATAAGTATTTCTCTATTGTTAGAAACGATTTTCTTTGGGCTGGGTACAAAGATAATTTATCTTTAACATATTTTGAAAATTATGGACAAAAACTTATTACAGAAATATCATTAAATGAAGATAATGACCCAATTAAAAATCAGTATTTTGGAGTTTGGGGAACCTATATTGGTGCAAAATGGTTGAATAATAATACTGTTGTTGTAAACTATGCTTTTCAAGGACCAGGTAGATCTGGTTATCTATACAAAAGTCGTATTTTTTTAACGGGGTCAAGTACGTCACTACCAGTAACTCCAACCCCCACAAAAAAGGCAACAAACTTAGGCATTACAAGGACACCAACCAGAACAAAAGCAGCAATAACCCCAACAAGAACTCCCACCAGAACAAAAGCAGCAATAGTTCCAACAAGAACACCATCATCAACGATACCAGGAAAAACTGTTAGGAATATTGTAGCAACTGGCGGAAATGAATGTGTTCGCTTAACATGGGATATGCCAGAAGATACCAGTAATCTTCTTGGATATAAATTATATTATTCTTATTCTACAACGAACTTTCAATTTGTGCCAGCATTTGATCCAACATATGGCGACACTCTCACTCCTAATATAACGAGTGCCACAATAACAAATGTTCCAAATGATACCGGATATCAAGTTCAAATTAGAATTGAAACTGTATATTCTAATGGAAAAACATATCCAGCAGAAATTATGCAGTTTACAGACAAAACAAAATCTGTTCTAAATTCCTCTATATTAACTTTAACAAATCCATCAACTAGCTCTACAGCAAATTTAACATGGACTCCTCCGATAGTTCAAAGGATTGGTCGCTTTACATGGACAACTCAATTATCTCTATTAATTTATAATAATGACGTACTAGAATTTCAATCTGATTATTTATCTAATTTTTATTCATATACTATTACTAATAAAAATGGAAATTATTCTTTTGAAATATCAGCAAGATATGTAAATGATTTTACCAATTCTTCTTTGATATATGTTAAATCTAATAGAGTAACTAAAACTTTAAATGCTGTAATAGCAACCTCAACTCCTACTCCAACCAACACTGTAACTCCCACAGTAACCCCAACAACAACTCCAATAATTTTACCTGAATTTGTTAATATTTTCTTACAAGAAAATAGCTTTAATAAATCTAATAACTATTTTAATATAGATATATCAAACATATCATCTAATTATCCAGTATTAGTATCTGATAGTTATGATATAGAAATCAATGGGCCTTATCCATTTGATGATATTCTTCATGTTGCAGCAATACAGTCGAATGAGGCTAGCGAAGAAATTATTACCCAACCTTGGAGAAAAACAGAAACAAGAACAGCAAATGCGATATCGGATAAAATCTACATAACTCCAGAAGTTTTGGGAATATATTATGTTAGAATCAAACGAATAGTATCTAATACATATTCTAATATTCAATCGTTCTTTAGATCTTTTGATATTATAGAAGTGCCTCCAACACCAACAGTCACTCCTACAGCAACAAATACGCCGACAGTAACAAATACGCCATCGGTAACTCCACAAATTAATCCAACTCCTACTAGAACTCCAACAAAACAAATTCCTGGATTAACAGCTATACCAACTAGTACTCCTAGTCAAACACCCACTAGAACACCATTTGTACCAAGACCCATAAATGAACTTGATTATACAACAGCTCAGATCGCGGTAAGAGATAGTAGCACTCCGGGAGCAGGATACTCACTAGACTGCAACATATCATTTAATCAACCAATAAGTTACGGTGGACAAAATTGGGAACAAGTATTCTTAAATTTTAATGGTAATTATATAAAAGCTCTATATGATAATGAAAATTTACCCAAAACACATAGAACATATACAACAACAGAAGCATTCTTTAAAACAAACACCTCTAATGTATTAGGTCTTCATCAGTTAAAAAATACAACTCTGGTCATAGAACCTAAAGGAAACAATAAATATTTATGGATAGTAAAAACACAATACGATAAAAATAGTTTTAATTTATCAACGCCAATGTATGCTGCTGGTACAGTATTAACTTTTGAAATATTGTTAGATTATAGTCAAGGCAAAAAAACAAGTGCTACTTTTCTTAGCGCACGAGCAAATGCTCCTTACCCATATAGTGTTTGGGAATATTCTTATGATCCGTCACAATTTTTAATAGATTTTGATATTAACGTAGATGCTACATCAATACCTGTAACGCCAACAGTGACGCCAACAGTTACTCCAACAATATCATTAACTCCCACAAATACTCAAACAAATACTCCAACAAATACTAGCACACCATCAGCAACAGTTACTCCAACCCCAACTAATATTGATACTAGCGTAACTAGAACACCAACCCCTACTAATACAATAACTTCGACAAATACAGCAACTCCTACAATTACAGCAACGCCAACAGTAACTCCGTCAACGTCGGCTGCTCCAAGTCTTGAAGTATATTCTGCTGGAGATAATCTTTATGGACAATTATCTAATCCGTTCGTAAGTTTTTCTTCAGAGTTCTCTAAAACTTATGATTCATTATTTATGAGTAGTAAAGAAATTTCGTGCGGAAATTATCATACATGTTTTGTAGCCAACGATGGAAATGTTTATAGTGTTGGACGTAATGCTCAAGGACAACTAGGAAGAGCAAGTTCTTCCATAAATAGTTTACAACATGGAGTTGTTCTATTCCCTGGAGGTGATTCGTCTCCATTTACACAAGTTTCTTGTGGAGCATCTCACACATTTGCGTTAAACTCTAAGGGGGAATTATATTCTTGGGGAAATAATACTAACGGACAATTAAGCTTAGGAGATAATATTGATAGAGCAACGCCGGTTCTAGTCAGTGGCATGATTAATGGGGCCCCATCTAATCCTGGAGTTTGGAAATATGTGGCCTGTGGTTCGTTTCATACTTTGGCGATTAATGTTAATGGAGAATTATATGCTTGCGGATTAAATACTGATGGTCAACTAGGATTAGGAGACAATAGAGATAGGCTAAAATTAAGAAAAGTTACTGTTGATGGAAATTGGGTTAGTGCTGTTGGTGGAGGATATCATACGTTAGCAATAAACTCTGCTGGACAGCTATATTCTTGTGGAAATAACTCTAAGGGTCAGTTGGGAGCAGGAACAGTAGGAGTTAATACTAATGTTCTAGGATTAAGTAATGGTAATATTACAAAAATATCCGCAGGACTATATCACTCTGTTTGCTTAAACAACTCATCTCCAACAGAGGTTTATGGATGTGGAGAAAATTCATTTAATCAAATATCTAATGTTTCTAATAATTATCAACCATCTCCGTCGGTTGTTGGTTGGAGGTCTATAACATCTTATGGTACAGAAATCTCTTGTGGATATAATCATACTTTAATACTAAAAAATAATAATCTTTTATATGGTTGCGGAGATAATAGTAAAGGTCAGTTAGGAATAAAAAATAATACATCTAATAATAATATTCTCACTCAGATAGGAGATAATAGTATTGTTAGAAAATTAGCTAATAAACAAGGATCAACACATTCTCTAATATTTATAGACGAAGGATCTACAATATACTTACCACCAACTCCAACTCGTAGCAATACTCCAACCCCTACTCCAACAAAAAGACCCCCAGGATCAACAGCAACACCAACACCAACAAATAGTGTTACTCCAACAAGAACGCCAACATCAAGCAAAGTTCCAGGTATTATATTGGATCAAAGCGTATTCCAACCGAAATTTAATATTGTTGGAAGAAATAGGTCTTATTTGGTATCATATACCGGCCAACCTATCAGTTATAGATATAACACAGGAACTGTGTATGAGGACCCACGTACGGGAGCTCTTTACACAACATATGATTATGGCAATAGATATGCTAGAACTTCTCAAGATCAACTAAGTCGAGTTGGAGGATATGTGCCGGGTCTAGGGGCTAGTACTTCTATTACAGACGATAAAAATTTATTACTTATAATATATGATCAGGATTGGAATATTTTTAAATATTTTAATGCAAATGAATTATTATCATATACAAGAAATTCCGATAACTCACAAACCTATTCATTGGGTTATGCTGGTGGCAATGGTAAAATTGTTAATACATCTAATATATATAGTTATGACACTGGTAGTGGAACCTCTTATTATAATCCAAGTACAGTGTCCTTGTTGCCCCGCACGGTTGAAGTAAGTGAAAGAACAACTCAAATATTAGAGTTTCCTATTCAAGATGTAAATTTGCCGAGAGCTGGCCAACCAAACTATATTGTGTTATATGGTTACAACGTATCAGAAGAATATAATTTAGATACATTAGTTAATGAATATTTAAATAGAACAACAGCAGATTACGGTTATAATAGTGTGAATATTAAATTTACACCTTTGGGTTGGTATAAAACAGATCCGTCAAAAACTACAGCAATTAGCCAATTAAACGAATATTCTGGAAATTTAGAGGTTAGTAATATACAAGATTATATAACAGCAAAAGTTACAACATATAAGAATAATTCAGTACGATTAAGGATTGGAACTACCAGTGGTACCACCCCCTCAGTAATAGATACTATTCTTCCAAATGATGATTATCCTCTTAAATATAGCGAAGGAAATACACCAATTCCAAATCCATATGCTACAGTAAGAGTTAAAACTAATGCTACAGGAGAGTTTTCAGTATCATTACAAGGGATAGATGGAATTAACAGTTCCTCACAATTTTGGAAAAATTTTTACAATCTATCCGGCCCAGACAAAACACTTACAATTAGTTCAATAGCCCCAAATCCTATTGTATCTCCAACAAACACAAAAACGCCGACGCCAACAAAAACGCCATCACAAACACCAACATCAGCCGCAAAAACTATTATAGCCCCAATATCAAATTACGTTCCTGGTAGCACCAGTATCTATACTCCGTATAAAACCTCCGGGGCTGTTTGCATATTTAACGAGCCCGATGGATCAGATTATATAAGAAATCAAATTAATGATCCTAAAGTGTATGCAAACGCTAGTACAAGTAAAATTATGGGAAATTGTTTGGTGCCACGAGTTCCAAACCCTACTAATGACTCGCCGTATCCCACAATAACTGCAGGAACTACTGAAGATATAGTCCCTAATTTTACAATAGAATATTATTTTTATTTAAATAGTAATAAAGATACTACAATATATTCTAGTAATGCTAGTTACTATGACTCTGCTGCAAAAACGAATATAGACGCAAAATGGAAGTTAAAATATAGTCCTTTGAGTGGTTTAGTATCAGAACAAAATCAGGGCAATATTGAACTTAATACAAAGCTACAAACAGGATGGTATCATTTTGCTGTAAGTTTTGATAAAGGAGATTTTAGATATTTTATAAATGGTAAACAAATAGCATTCAAATTTAATATTTTTATTAAATCGACAGCAATTAGACCACGCGTTATGACATATGTAGATCAATTAGACGCTTTAAGAATAACTAATGAATCTTTATACTATGTTCCTTTTGCAACGCTACCTCATATGTGAGTGGAGAACAAGCAATGAAAATTTTATTATATTTAGTAGTTGCTTATCTAATAATGTTAACCACAATAACTATAGCAGGAACAATTGATCCTAAAATTGCTGATAGTGAATATTTATCATACGGATCAAAATTTAAGTGTGTTGTTGGATTATGTGGAACGGAGCAAGATGATCAGTTATATTGCGCTTCTGGAGTAGTTATAAAACCCAGATGGATACTAACTGCTGCACATGTTATTAAAAAAGCAAAAACTTGCCATATAACAGTTGATGATAAAAAAATAAATGTGTCAATATTATTTCCTCATAAAAAGTTTGATAGTGATAATTTTGGATATTATGATATTGGATTGGTTTATTGTGATGAAGATGTTTTATTAGATTTTTATCCAGAATTATATAATCAAGAAGATGAACTTGGAAAAACTTGTGCAATATCGGGATATGGTATAGCGGGAACATTCAATACTGGGGCAAAGATTGGTGATCGTAAACGAAGAGCAGGATCTAATAGGATTAATAATATTGATAGACAATTATTAATGTGTGATCTTAAAGATAAATATACGGCCTTAGAGTTTTTAATAGCTAGTGGAGATAGTGGCGGTGGATTATTTATTGATAAAAAACTAGCAGGAATAAATTCTTGTGTAATAACATCTGATGGTCGTACAGATTCTAATCATAATGATGAAAGTGGTCATACTAGAATTAGTCAACACATAGAATGGATAGAAAGCACAATCAATGAAAATGAAAAGAAATAAAAATAAAGTAAGCCTATTACCATACATATCAGAAGAACTGAGCGGATACTCAACTTCATCTCCGCAACAGAATGGTTGGGAATTAGATAAATTTAATATTCAATCATTATGGCCAAAAGCGCAAGGAGAAAATGTTGTTGTGGCAGTAATTGATACAGGGTGTGATTTGAATCATCCAGACTTAAAAGACAATCTGCTCTCTGGTAAAAACTTTGTTGACGGCACAAAACCTCCACAAGACGATAACGGTCACGGAAGTCATGTTTCGTCAACTATTGCGGCCATTAATAACGGAATAGGAATGGTAGGTTTGGCCCCAAAAACAAAAATATTACCAGTAAAAGCTCTGGATGACCAAGGATCAGGAGTTATGGACAATATAATTAACTCTATTATTTATGCTGCAGATTATGGTGGAGTTGATTTTATAACTATGAGTTTAGGTTCTCCAAATGGTATCCCAAGACTAGAAGAAGCAATAAACTATGCAAATAGTAAGGGTTGTGTAATATTCTGTGCGGCTGGAAATAGTGGAGAAAATTCAGAGATCATGTATCCTGCTAAATATGAGAAAACAATAAGCATTGGGGCTGTTGATGAGAATTTAGATAGAACTAGTTTTACTTGTAGCGGAGAGTCTTTAGACTTTTTAGCTCCTGGACATAATATATTGGGTTGTGTGCAGGGTGGGAGGTATGCTATTATGAGTGGAACTAGTATGAGTAATCCATTTGCTGTAGGATGTGCGTGTTTACTTTTAAGCCATAATAAAAAGCATCATAAATACAGTTTAAACACTTATCAAGATTACATACAAGTATTTAAAACAACGGCTCTGGAGCTTGCTAATGAAAGGTACAGAGGCAAAAGGAAGTATCAAGGATACGGGGTCATAAACCCTGTCGGTCTTCTGTAATATGGATATGGGTTAATATTTGGCTGTATTTGATTTTGCTGCTGCATTTGTTGAGGCTGTTGTCTATTGATCATATTTCTATTGATCATATTTTCAGATTCTTGGTGATATTTATCACAAGCTGCTGATCTTCGTTCAGTATCTATTAATGATCTAGGATCAGAAAATGGAACAGGATCTTTGGTGAAGAAATATATGAAACTGGTCATAGAGTCTGACAACATTCGATTCTCAACATTCGGATATTGGGCGGAGCATTGTGTTGCAATTACAACTAATAAAAATGTAATATAGTATTTCATGTTAGTAACTGTATGTTCTCAAAGGGTATTGGTTATTGTGATATAAATTATTTAGTTCTTGAACATTCCATGATCCAGAATACTTAGCCTCTCTGATAGCTTCTTTTTGTAGTTGCTCCAGTTCTCTATAGTAAGTATTCATTTGTCTTCGCTGAAAATAAGAATCAACAGCAGTGACCCTATTCTGTAGATACATAGAATATGCTGTTTGTTGATTCATAGAGGCGATTGAGTAATCAACTGATGCCCGACCGTCTGAATAAGCTATGGCGGCTTGTCCATAATCATATGCCTGATACGGAGAAGAGGCATAATCAGAATAAACAACCTGGCCCATAGAAACATTTTGCATCAAAAATAGGACAAGAATAAAGTATCTCATGAGAGTAAGTAATCTCCAAGGCGAGTTATATGGCCATTTATACATAATATCACTTTCAACAAACTTGTCAAGAGCACGCTCATACTTTTTGCAGAAATGGTCATGAACCAGTTTTAATAACTTATAATATATCATTTTCTATGATAATTTGTTTTAAGAAATCAATTTGTTTTATTGGGTTAGCATTTTTATTAAACCATTCATATGCATTAAATAGAATATATTGTTTTTCTTCTTGAGATATATTCATAATTTTATCAATTATTTCATTACTTATTATTTTATAATTTTTTGTGTTGTATATTTTATTAATGGTGTCGTTATCTATGATGGTTTTATAATGCATATTTTCAATAATTGGATCATGCGTAATAATATTTAGTTTTTCTCTTAAGCATAAGGTTCTTGTGCCAAAATATTCTAGATCACGATAGCAAATTTGTGCTGCTCCATTTAAAGATAATCCATATTCATACTTAGTGATATTTTTGTAATAATCTGTTTTATTTAGAAACTCATCACCTATTGATTTATTTTTCATTATGAAAAAATCATTAGTTTTTAAGCAATCCGTTACTGGCTGGCGATGTCCATAACACAGTCCATTAAAATAACAATTATTTTTTTTATCACTATTATGCCGTGCTAACTCTATATGTTCGTGATCATTCCAATTCTCTAAAATATAAAACGATGGTAATATTTTAACTTTTACATGTTTGTATCTATCAAAAACATCATTAGTAAAATTAGAAGAAAAACAAAAAGTAGTTATATTAAGTTTTTGCAATGCTGCGTCATGCTCTAAGAATACTGGAGCATAATCAGATAAGGAGTGGACGAACCCCTTTTGGGTTATGGTATTATATACTATTAAATTATAAATATTAAATAAAGAAGGTAAAGAATTTTCTCGATTATCATATGGTTCATTATAGGTCTTTGCTAATTCGTTAATAGGAATAATATTAATATCACTAAATTGATTTTGCATATGAATTGCAAATGCTTCGTACAACTCTCCAACATACCAATTGTGTTGATATTTATTATATGATATAATTATAGCCATGATGTAACTTTTGTTTTATTAACTATTGGATAAAATAGAAAATTCGATATTCTATGCCAGGAGGTTAATAAAAAAATTTCTTTAGCATAGTTTATAGCCAATATTTCTGCGGCAGACAATAAGGTTTTTTGTTTGGCTATATCATTTGGTATTTTGTTTCTATAACAATGGTGACTTCCCATACTGTCTTCTAGGGGATGTTGTATTGATATTGTTTTAGATAATTTTAACAATTCTTTTTTAATAGAAAAGCTATTAGAGCAAACAAAAATTGTATTATATTGATCATATAAATTATTAATTTTATCTAAATTATTTTCATATAAATACATTTCGTCATTTAAGTCTTGTGTGCGAACATGTAAACAAATATAATCATTTTTAAGTTTTAAGTTATTATAAATGTCATAAACCTCAGAAGAAAAATCAATTAAATTAAAATTTGGAATATTATTAAAATCGTGTCCGACATTAGGAAAAGTATCTATTATAGAAGGATCGATAGGATAATCAGTAAACAGATCCCACCAATGCAGCCCCGCTTCTCTAGCTCCGTATGATAAATGAGAAATTTCAAAATTATTTATTGTTTTATAAGTAGAACTTATATGATCTATGTTATCAAATAAATTTATAAAGTTATGTTCATTTAATATATCAAATAAATTTAAATTATTGTAATAGAGATTATTTTCTGTATATATTTTTAAATCTATTGAAAAACCTAATGACTTTAATTTTTGTGCCGTACTAATATACTCTGTACAAGCAACAATGCAGTCTCCTAAACCCGATGTGAAATTGTGTTGTATTATAGCTTTCATAATTTAAGCAATATTTTGATTGTCTATAAATAATATGCAATTATTAAAACTTTGTCTCATTAGCGGAACAATAGTTAGCATATTGCCAGGGTACGATACGAAATAATTACATTGAGATGCTATATGAGTAATTGCTAAAAATTTTTTAAGATAATCTATTTTGGACATATTGTGCCGATTCATAAAATCAGCATTAGAAACATTATATAAATGACTATGGAATCCTTTATTGGTGTCGTTAGATGTCGGCAACTCATTTAAGACTATTATTCGGTCATCAATAGTTTTTATTATAGCAATTTCTTCTAATATAGAAACATCATCAGTTTGAAAATATATTTTTTTAATATTAGTATTATCTAATTGTTTAATGTAATCAATAGTATTAGGAATACGTGATTCTGTTACTTTGTCTGTCTTTCTTGCCCATATGAAAGCAGACATACTATAGTTTATATTATAAGTATTCAAAATATTTTCTATCTCATATTTTATGTCATTATTAATGGTAAAAAATTTGTTATATAATTTTATAAGTATAGGCAAGAGTTCTGTTAGTTTTTGTTTATTGAATCTATGACTTAAATCAGACAGTCCATAATTAGTAGGATGCAAATTGTTTACAACTAGGTTTGCTTCTTCTTCGCTAATCTCAAATGAGTTTTGTTGTGTTTGAAAAAAATCATTATAAAAATCATAATTGTGTTCGTACTCATTAAGACACAATCTAATATTAGATACTCTATAGGAAGTTTGTTTTAACATGCAAACACCAAATAATGACATAATAATATTAGAATATAATCCATATGGTCTATTAATAGTTAGGGTTTCAGAAGCAATATCATAAGAATTATTGCCTCCCCATAAGCTAAAATCATTAATATTGTCTATCATTTATAGGTTTCCATAAATGAATCTATAGTTTTTTTTAAGCCTTCATCTATTCCGATAGTTGGCTCCCATCCTAGTAATGATTTAGCTTTGTTAATATTTAATAATCTTTTTGGCTGACCCTCTGGCTTTGTTGTGTCCCAAATAATATTACCATTATAAGATAATAAATTTTTGATCTTGTGTGTAATATCTTTTATGCTAGTTTCTGAACCTCCTCCAATATTTATAGGATCTGGGTCATTAATATTTAATGCTGCTAATAAAATAGCCCTTGCTGCGTCTTCTACATATAGGAAATCTCTAGTGGCTTCTCCGCTTCCCCAGCATTGAAGATATTCTTGGTTTTTTTGTTTCGCTAAAAATATTTTAGTAACTATAGCAGGAATAACGTGGCTTCTTTTGTCAAAAAAATGATCATTTGGACCATACAAATTACTTGGAATTACTACAGAACTATTTAAATTGAACTGTTTTTTGTATGCCTGTAGCATAACAATAAGACTTTTTTTAGGTATCGCATAATAAGATATTAATTCTTCTGGAAATCCATTCCATAAATCGTTTTCGTTGAACGGAATAGGACAGTGTTTTGGGTAGGAGCACCCAGATGATACAAATGATAATTTATCAACACCAAATTTATGTGCATATTTGACTATATACAATCCCATAATCATGTTATCAAAAAAAATATCTCCAGCATTATTGCATATAGTATCTATGCCTCCGACATTAGCAGCTAAATGAATAACAATATTAGGACGTGTACTTTCATATAAATTCTGAACATCTTTTTCAGAAGTTAAATCGTATTCTTTTGACGATGGGGCTATGACGGTATGGGATTTTGATAGGCTGTTACCGGCAAGGTTCTTAACGTAACTGCCTAAAAATCCGTTGCCTCCTGTTATTAGTATTGTTTTTTTCATAGTGTTCCAGTTATTGGATCTGCCCATCCTTTACTAATACTATGTGGCCACACTATCCAGGTTGTGGGTTTTATATCGGTTTGAAATTCTCTCCAAACCTTACAATATCCATCTGGATCATTTTTCATATTATTAATTTCATTAGCATCAGCATCTTGTCTATGTATATCATTTCCGTCTTTGTCTTTAAATGCTACCGCCCAGAAATCATAATCTTTCTCAGGAACTTGGTCATATGCAACATCAATACAGTGTTTAAAAATACTCATCAAGGCTTTATCAAACTCTTCATCAGAAGCATTTTGCATAATATCTGGTGGTGGTTTATGTTCCTGAACTTGCTTTGTTATTCCTCTTTTCTTAAAACATAATCCAGAATATTTTTCATAGTCATTTAGAGATCTTACAGATCCAAATCCATATTTACCAAAATCAACATCTCTTTTTTCACCGTCCATTTCGAATAATTTTCTGTTCTTTAAATGGCAGTAATCATTTCTTTTTACCCATTCTTTATCATCATCCCACTGTTTTGTTCTTCCTTTTCGGGTATACTCATGCCAACAAACAACCTTATTAGGATGAAATATATCATATCCCCAGGTATAAGCTCTAACGGCTATGCTTATTTCTTCTCCGTGAAAATAATACTCTGGATCATGTTGAACCTCGTTACAAAAATCACCAACACTAAATGCAAAGTGTGCGCTATAAAATCTTCCTGGTAATGGTTGATCTTTATTATCCCATGAATCAAAAGAGGCTGGCAAAAAGAATACTGCACCTTCTGGTATAAATCTGTCAAAGTTCATTTTCCATGGTTCATTAACTCTTCCAGAAGGATCGTTATCGGGATCAAAACTTGGAATATATGATGTTATCAATGGTTTTTTATGTCCATTTTTTTGTAATCCCTTTAACATATCTATAAGTTCGGTATCCCAATTTTTTACAAATCTATGATGACTATCTAATTGAAGAGTATATTTTTCTCCGTTATATAATTGTTGTACAGAGTTCCTGGCCCAGCATACGCCTTTAGATTCCAAATAATTTACATCTATTATTCTGAACCTAGGATCGTCTTTATATTTGTCCAAGGTATCCCATGGGTCATCGGCAGAATGCTGCCAACATATTCCTAGTCTTAAATTCTCTGGGTGTTCAGCTTTGTCAAACATGTCCTCTAATGTTGGTAACAGTTGAGGATCTCGATAAGATGCAATCTGAATAAAGATAGTGTTTTTTTTATCTTTTTTAATTTTCTCTTCTTTCTGACGCTTCATAAAAATGCACCCTATTATGTGTTATGGGACTTGCTAATAAAATTGCCGGATTGATTTTATTCTCAACAGTAAGAGAATATATATGACTCATCCAGGTTTGTTCGAATGGATTATTCCATGTCGTATCCAAGAAGAGCTTTTGATTTCCTTCTTGATCTATAATATGGGGCCAATTACAATAGTAAATCTCACCATTAGCATACGGAACACCATTAAATGTTTTAATGTTTTTATATTTCATTGGTGGTCTTTTTGATGATTTACCAAAATATTTAACCCTATTTTCTGATGGAACATTATGCCAACTCCATTGATCTCCGTTATGTCCATAGAATTCACTAAAACTTAATTTCAAAAAGTCGAAATTTTCCAGATCCATAATCCTAATACAGTTATTAAATAAATTATCAACTTTTTTATTAAATCCAAAATTACACCTACCATCAAAATCTAATAACATATCGTCTTCAAAGAAGAACATATATTTATATCCATTATCATTAAAATGTTCAGCAGCCAATTGTCTTGCTCTGCATATTCCAAGATTTCCTTTCTTGATATGTTCTTTGAAATTATATTTGTCACAGATATTGTCATACTCGGCAAATACATTATTTTCTGTAGAATTATTAATTAATATTTTAGTAGTTTTTTCTAGGAATAATTTGTCGTATTTTTCAAAACTATCAAGAACCATTTTAAGTTGAGCAGGAAAATTGAAAGCATTAATATATAATGCTATTTCTTTGTTCTTGTGTTTTTTTCTTTCTGGAGCATTTGTTTGTTGTATTTTTAATTTGGTATTATTTTTTAAATTCTCAAAAAAGGTTGAGATTAATCCATTGTCTTCTATTGGTGAAAAATTATATGTATCTTCATCCAAATAGGTCATTATTGTAAATATACTCTCTTCTGTGCCCATATATCCGGACTTTAAGGAGTCATTTAGTAGTGAGTAGTATAGATTATTCGCTTGTGAGATTGTTTCTATGTGTCCTCCAAAAAATCCTCCCCTAGCGACCCTGTTAACTTCACTATTTCCTGCGAATTCTTTTAGTTTATTAATTTCAAATCCATGAATCTCTGTAGAAGTTTCATAAGGAAAACAAATAAACATAAATTTTTTAACTAAATCTTCAAGCTTGTGTAATACTTTGTCATGGCTAAAGTAGCCTGGGTGAACAGTATTTGTTATTCCACCATCTAGCCAAAACATGTATTCTGTATTAAAAGGATTATAACACTTAGCATTATGCAATAAGAACATTTTACTCATAACCATAGGATTATAGTATTCCATTTTGGCTTGAGTACTTTCAGCTAACCATCCAACTTGATTTACCCATTTCTTATCGTTCCTTATTCTTTGAACATCGTTGAAAAATGGGAAAAAAGAACCAGAAAATTGATCTTTTGAATGATTATATACTACAGTGTTTTCTTTATTCCTGTATTTCCATACTATATGTTCGTGCTGTTTATCTATAAATACTATTAAAGGAACGTCATCGCCTAATGATTCTAGCAGACTGCTGAAGTGGGCGATATAATGATCAAATCCTCTGCCCCAACCCTCAGAAAGAGAATCTCTTCCCAAATCCCATATGCCGGTGACTATTGTTGAGTTTATCATGGGTTAGTTAGTATTATTACTTATAAGTATTATATCCACCGGAGCTGCATAATCATAGTTCCATTTCGTAGTTTGGTCAAGTTGGAAAAATTTAAACCTCTGTTGACACCCAAACTTTTTCTACTATTATGAGATTAGTCACATTGGAGTTTTGAGGAAAAATGACAAATATAGAAGATTTCGACGAAGACAAGAAAAATTCGGGCAGAAGACAAAAGTTTACTAGTAAAAAAAAGCATAACAAAAAAGATATGCTTGATGATGAAATTATTAGTAGAAATTATGAAAAGAAGCATATAAAAAAAATAAAAGAAAGCTTTAGCGACGAAGAATGGGAAGATTGGGATAAATATTACAATCGTTAATAACTATGAAATATTTAGAAGAATTAGATATTGGTGATTGCTTTTCATTTTCTGGTAATCATTTTATATTAACAGCAGACTTTAAAAAAAATGGTGATAAATTAGCAGTATGTTTATCTAATGGATTATCTCAGTGGGTAGGTTTAAGTTGTATTATTGACCCAATTGACATATTTACTCTTGATACAGAAAATAACATCATAGCTATGAAAGAGAGAAAGAAAGATGCTGCTAATACGAATTCAAACATTTCTTAAGTCTTTATTCTTTCATGTTTGGCACGGATTTCCAAAGACCACCCAATCAGAAATTTTAGACAGATATTCTATATGCCTAGATTGTCCTGATTTTAATAAAGAGAAATCAGAATGTAAAATATGCGGATGTTCTATTAGTAAAAAGAGCAAATTCCTTAACAAATTAGCATGGGCTGATCAAGAATGCCCCGCTGGCAAATGGTTAAAAATAATCAGGTGATCTAATGGCAATCAAAACAATAAACAAAAAAAATTCAAATAATATAGTATATTCAAATTATGATCTATTTGAGATGGTAAGAACCAGAGTTTCTTCAGGAAACGAAGGAGCAACAGTATTTGTTCCTCATGTATGCAATAATATAGATCTTTTTGGTGCGGGGTTTGCTGCTCAGGTAGCATTAAAGTATCCTGTGGTCAAAGAAAATTACCACTTATTGGGTAAGAGTTTTCTTAAAACAAATCTTGGATATTGCCAGATAGTCAAAGTATATGAAAATGATAAATATAAACATAAGCTATGTTTTGTGAATATGATAGGGCAAAATGGAGTAAAAAGCAGCACTAATAATAGACCATTAAACTATTTAGCTCTTGTAAGATCCATGAACGCACTCTCTCAGCACATACATACTAATACTGGATTCTTAAATAAAAATGAGAAAATAGAAATCCATTGCCCCAAGTTCGGTAGCGGGCTCGCTGGTGGAGATTGGGATTTCATAACAAATCTAATAGAAGATATCTGGGGCAAATTTTTTGTAACAGTATATAATTATCCTCCTAAAAAATAATATGAAAAAAGTTATTAGTTTTAGTTTGTGGGGTGATAATCCTAAATATACAATAGGTGCTATAGAGAATGCTAAATTAGCACAAGAAATATATCCAGGGTGGGATTGTTATTTTTTCTTAGGATCATCTGTTACTGATAACATACAAGATAGACTATTGTCTATTCCTAATGTTGTTTTATTTTATAAGGACCATCCTGGAGATTGGAGTGGTATGTTTTGGAGATTCGAAACCTCTTATGATTTAGAGGTTGACATTTCTATTTTTAGAGATACAGATTCCAGATTAAGCTTAAGAGAAAAATATGCTGTAGACGAATGGATACAGTCGGACAAAACTTTTCATATTATGAGAGATCATCCCCATCATGGATTTCCTATTTTAGGAGGTATGTGGGGATATAAATCCAATAATAAATATCCAATTAAAGAACTATTAGGTTCATTCAATAAAAATGATAGATATGGCACAGACTATGAATTTTTTTATAATTCACTGTATCCATTAATAAATGATGACAAAGTGGTTCATGATCCCTTTTTTGATAAAATAGATTTTCCACAACCAAGAGATGGAACAGAATTTGTAGGCGATGTATTTGACGAAAATAATATTAGACATCCAGAATACCATAATTATATAATATGAATATTTACAATATTTCAAAAAGAGACAATATATGTCAATACATAAACACACTGAAAGACCCAATCATTTGCGAAGTTGGAACAAGAAAAGGTGAATTTTTTGATAAACTATTTACATCAAATTGCTCATTAGGAGTAATGGTTGATATATGGACGGATACTGGAAATCTATATCAGAATGACAATACTTATACTCAAATAGATTTGAATGAACAATATAGATATGTCTTTACTAAATTTTTAAACCAGCACAATATTAAAATAATTAGAGAATTTAGTCATATTGCTAGTACTTTTTTTCCAGATAATTTTTTTGATTTTATATACATAGATGCTGATCATAGCAAAGAAGGATGCTATAAAGACCTGACTTGCTGGTATCCAAAAGTTAAAAAGGGTGGTATAATTTCCGGTCATGACTACATATCAAAAGAAAAAACTATAATATATGGACATACAGTTGAATTTGGAGTTATAGAAGCCGTAAAAGAGTTCCGTGAACTGAATAATATTACAGATAATAATTTTCACTTAACAAGTGAAGAATATGCAACTTATTTTATTATTAAATCATGACCACAACACCTCGTAGAATTTTTTGTATATGGTCTGGGGATAATGAGATGTCTGATAATAGAAAAAAATGTTTGGAACTAATAAGACAAAATTCACAGACTGTTGTTGATCTAGTAACTCCTGCTAATTTATCAGATTGGATAAAGGATCCACTACATGACTCTTATGATTATCTCAGTTTAACACACAAAGCAGATTATTTACGATGCTACTTGATGTATCACTATGGTTCAGGATATTGCGATATTAAACCCATATTTTTTAGTTGGCAACCATATTTTGATATTCTAGAGAATAGTTTCTTTGATTTTATAGGATACTCAGAACTAAGTCCCCTACACATAGCATCAGATATCAAAGAAATACAATCATCTTATAGTCGCTTGTGTGGATGCTGTCACTTTATATTTAAACCTAAGAGCAGTTTTGCAGCACAGTGGCTCAGTAGTGTTAATACAATTCTAGATAAGAAAATTCATCTTTTAAAAAAATTTCCTGGAACATACCATCCTAGAGCAATCTTTGGAGGAGTTCATCATCCAGAGATAGATAATCTATATAAAGATTCCCAATACCCGTTATGTTGGAACGAAATACTTGGTCAAGTTATACATAAATTAATGTATAATAATTTTGGTGATTATACATCTGGTATGCCTTATGTCAATTTAACCTCTCAATATAGATAGAGAATAAATGTCAATCAGCTTATGCATAACATCTTATAGTCAAGACTACTCTTTAGTTTATGGTCTATTAGAAGAATTTAAGAAACAAATATTACCACCATCAGAAATAATTTTCTATTGCAGTGATGTCATAAGTGTTGAAATGCCAAAGTTTTTATCAATAAAATCATGCAATATTCCTATACATACAATATATAGCTCTAAAAGAACCAATCAAGCCACCGCTAGAAATATATCTGCTAAAATATCAAGTTCTGAATATGTAATGTTTTTTGATGTCGATGATATTCCGCATCCTATGAAAATAAAGATTACAACAGATATTTTAAATAAAACACAAGCAGATTTTATGCTTCATAATTATCATGAAATTAATGAATCATCTAATATATTTGAGCAGATACCACTTGATGTTGATTTATACCCTTTAAATGAAATAGATAAAAATTCTACTAATGTGGTATGCGGAGATCACTACATCCATCATGCCCATATCTCTGTGAAAAGATCAATATTTGAAAAAATAAACTTTAATGAATCTATGGAATACTACAGAAGAGAGGATGGTAAATTTTGTCAAGACTTAATAATAAATGGATATTCTGGAGTTTATTGTCCTATAAAACTTGTCAATTATACTCCGTCATATCTTAGAAAATAAATCATGAGTAATATTACAATATATCATCACTTGGGTCTTGGCGACCATATTGCTTGCAATGGATTAGTAAGACACTTCGCCGAGTCTGCACCAGTAAAGCTAATATGCTATAAGAAAAATATACGTAATGTATCTTATATGTATAGAGATAATTCTATGATTGACTTTATTGGCGTTGATAGCGATGGTGAAGCCAGTGGAATAGTCGCATTTCATACCAATGTTAAAAGATTAGGATTTATATTCAATCCGTCGTATGCTAATATGATGTCTTATGACAGGGCTTTTTATGCTATGGCAAATATAGATTTTAATATTAGATTCAACAAATTTTTTCTTCAAAGAGATCAAGAGACAGAAGATAAAGTCTATAAGGCTTTAAATCCAAATAGTGATCCATATATTTATGTGCATGATGATAAAACATTAAATTATGTAATTGATAACAAAAAACATAGAAATGATCTTAAAGTAATTTATAATGATATGAATTATGGTATGTTTGAGATGGGAAAAATTATGGAAAATGCAACAGAAATACATACTATGCAAACAGGATTCCTCGATTTATGTCATAGCATGGACATAAAGTGTCCTATATACATACATCTCTATGTTAGAAATTATCCTCAAAGCCATTTTTCAGTTTGTAGAGATTCAAATAATTATATTCTAGTTTATTAAATATTAATCATAAATAAGGATTTAACAATGGAAACTATTGATAGTTTTATAAAAAATAAAGTTCAAGAAGTACTTTCTCAGAATGATGGTTCGGAACTTCCTGACACCACAGATTTTATAGCCACAGACAATCTAGGAGAGGTTATAGAAAAATTAATAATACTTCATATTAGAATGTGGATGATAGAAGATTCAATGGAGGCGGTATATGAAGATGATATTAAGATTGCTGATTTAAAAAGAAAACTCGATATTTGCTTTAAACAAAAAAGACCCAAATTTGTTCAAGCTATAAATAGATTAGTAGAATCATCAATTAAACATGAAAAATCACTTATTGAAGATAGTGTAAAAATATATAAAGGTTTTGAGGAATAATAATGCCTGATAAAAAATATAAATGTTCATCTTTCTGCTCACTATACAAAGGACAAAAATTTATTCAAGGCTATGTGGAGGATATGCTCAAGCAATCAGTATTTACTGATATTGAATTCGTTTTTTTGGATTGTAATTCGCCAGAGAATGAAAAAGATATTATAGAACCATTAGCTCAAAAATATGAAAATATTAAATATTTTAAATTAGACTCTGATCCTGGTCTATATCCGGCTTGGAATATCGCTATTAAAAAATGTTCTGCTGATATAATTGGGAATTGGAATATTGATGATAGAAAAAATGCTAATAGTTTTGAGATATTATTAAAAGCTTTTGAAAGAGACCCTGGGCTAGATTTAGTATACGGAATTACTTATGTTTCAACAGAAGCTAATGAAAAATATGAAAATAATAATTATCAACATATATATCCGTGCTTACCTCATTCTTTAAATAATCTACTGGTAAATAACAGTCCACACTGTATGCCGTTATGGAAAAAGAGTTTGCACGATAGATTTGGTTTCTTTGACGAATCATACAAAACGGCATCAGATGGAGATATGTGGTTGCGTTCTTGCGTCGGAGGTGCTAAGATATCTATGGTCAACCATCCGGTTGGCTTGTACTACCACAACCCACAAGGTCGATCAACCGATCCTAAAACTATTGTGGAAATGGTTGCGGAAGTTCAAACTATGAGACAAAAATATAAAGAGTATTTGAGTACCAATGAATAATTTTATCCTATTGTGTTTATCTATTTCTTTGATTCTAGGTATTTTATCAGGAATAAGAGATATGATGAAGTCTTCAAGAAGTTTTTTTTAGAGAATAATGAATAGATTAAAAAATCAAAGAGTGTATCTGGCCGGTGCTATGGACAGAGTAAAGGATAGAGGTAGCACATGGAGAGATAATATAACTCCATTCCTTGAGTCTCTCGGAGTAATAGTTTTCAACCCTCTGAATAAGCCCAGTAATATTGGGATGGAAGATACAGAGGTTCATTTAGTTAAGAAAAAACTAAAAGAACGAGAGAATTATGACGAATTATCCAGCATGATGAAAACGATTCGTGGAGTTGATCTTAGACTAGTTGATATTAGCGATTTTTTAATTGTTAATCTGGATATAGATACCCATCCTTGTGGCACTCTTGAAGAGATTTTCTGGGCAAATAGGCAGAAAAAACCTATTATAATACATATGGAACAAGGGAAAAGTAATACTCCAGATTGGTTATTTGGCACAATACCTCACCAGATGATTTTTTCCACATGGGACGAAGTAAAAGAATATCTTTTACATATAAATAATACTGCAAATATAGAATCATATAAAAGATGGTATTTCTTTTCTATTTAATGAGCTGCTAATGCTATGCCTAAATACTATGTTAAGTCTGGACAGATTAGATTTATAGTAGACTGTACAGATCATTTATGTGCGATATTAGCAGCACTTACTCATTACAAAGGCAAAGGAATAGTTACGGGACCAAAAATATGTGTTGGTGAACAGGGATTTGAAGATTTTAAAAAATGGAAATGTTACGATACAGATAAGTATCTAAAAGGAATATAATGCAAAAAATTATAAATGAAATCAAGTTGGACTTTGATGATGTCCTTATTCGCCCAAAAAGATCAACATTAAATAGTCGATCAGAGGTTTGTATCCAGCGAGAATTTAAATTTAAGTATTCTCCACGAAAATTATTAGCTGTGCCTATTATGGTAGCTAATATGGATACTGTTGGCACATTTAAAATGGCGGAATCCTTAACAAAAAATCAAACCATAGTATGTTTACATAAGCATTATAAAATTAATGAATACGTTGCTTTTTATACTGATCCTAGTATTGTAAATAAAAATCTTGCATTTTATTCAATCGGCACAAGCCAGACAGATCTGGAAAAATTAACTGAAGTATTCAATCAAATTAAAAAATATAACTATCCTACTCCTAATATCTGTTTAGATGTAGCAAATGGATATACAGAACAGTTTGTTAAAGCTGCTCGTAAAATAAGAAATTTATATCCAGAATCAGTTATAATGGCCGGAAATGTAGTAACTCCTGAAATGACAGAAGAATTAATTATTCATGGTCAGGTTGATATAGTCAAGGTTGGTATAGGATCAGGTAGTGTTTGTACCACTCGTTTAAAAACTGGCGTAGGATATCCTCAATTGAGTGCTGTGATGGAATGTACGGATGCTGCCCACGGCCTTGGTGGACACGTTTGTTCAGACGGCGGGTGCAAAGTGGTTGGAGATATTTGCAAAGCGTTTGGTGCTAATAGCGATTTTGTAATGCTAGGAAGCATATTCGCAGGCACAGACGAATGTGAAGGAGAATGGAAATACGAATATTTAGTAGAAGCAGGATCATCTGCTCCTGGGTTTTGGCAATCTATAGATCCAGAAAACAATAATATAAAAAGAAAAGTATCTTTACAATATTATGGAATGAGTAGTTCGGAAGCGATGGATAAGCACCATAATGGAGTTGCTGACTACAGAACAGCAGAGGGTAAGTGCGTTACTGTTCCATATAAAGGTATGGCAGAAGAAATTGTTCAAGATATTTATGGCGGAATACGAAGTGCTTGTACCTATATAGGCGCTAGTAAAATAAAAGATTTTGGTAAAAAAACAACATTTATACAAGTTAACAATACTCATAATAAGATATACGAAAAATGAAAATAAATTATTCAAGTCCAATTAATAATACTGGCTATGGCTTAGCATCAATCAATATTTTACGAGAACTAGCACAAATAGCAGACGTAACTTATTACCCTATAGGTCAGCCATCTGTTAATAATCAAAATGATCATGATCTAATAATGTCCTTATTAAGAAAAAGGATGGAAGTTGATATTAATGCTATTAACTTTAAGATATGGCATCAGTTCGATTTGCTAGAACATATTGGACGAGGTAAATATATTGCTTACCCATTTTTTGAGTTAGACACATTTAATGACTATGAAAAAAATAATTTAAAAGTCCCAGACAGCATATGTGTCAGCAGTAAATGGGGTCAGGAAGTTTTATTAAAGAATGGTATAGATTCTGAATCATTCGTCGTTCCACTGGGTGTTAATAGAAATATTTTTAATAATACCATCAAAAGAACTAGATCAGATGACAAATATGTTTTTCTAAATATAGGGAAATGGGAAGTTCGTAAAGGACACGATATTCTATTTTCTTTATTCAATGAGGCTTTTCCAGATCAAAAGGATGTTGAGCTATGGATATTAGCATCAGAAAAAACTAATTCATATTCATCTCCTGATGAGTTAAAACAATGGAAAAATATGTATGGTTCAGATAGAATAAAATTATTTAACGGATTTGATACTCAAGAAGAAATAGCTCAATTAATAGCAGATGCTGATTGTGGATTATATCCATCAAGAGCAGAAGGATGGAATTTGGAACTATTAGAAACCATGAGCATGGGAAAGCCCACCATAGCAACCAACTATTCTGCACACACAGAATTCTGCACATCAGATAACTGTTATTTGGTCAATATTGACGAGACAGAAAAAGCTTTTGATGGAAAAGCATTTCAAGGCCAAGGGAATTGGGCCAAACTGGGAAAGAACCAGATAGAAAATATTATTGAGCATATGAGGTATGTTTATAAGAACAGAATAATGGCTAATCCATATGGAATAGAAACGGCCAAAAAGTATTCTTGGGAGAATGCTGCTCAACAACTTGTGAGGTGTATTTCTAAGTAGGAGATACTATATGCCAATACCATCTAAAAAAGAAAATGAAGATAAGCAAAAGTTTGTAGCTCGTTGCATGGGTGATGAGACTATGAAAAAGGACTATCCTGACAGTAAGCAACGTGTTGCTATCTGCATAGGACAAAGCAAAAAAAATAAATCATCATTAATAGAAGATGTTCATGATGAACTATTAGCCAATAATTGCACATGGGATGACGAATGGAATGAGTTTGTCTGGGAAGTAGAAGCAACAGAAATTTTTGACGAAGACGGCAAGATTATTGCCGCTGAAAAAAATGGACGCAAAGTAACTTTGAACAAACCCTTTAGAACACCCGATGGGCCTAAAAAGTTTAGTGTCTATGTAAAGAACGGAAGCGGTAATGTTGTTAAGGTTAATTTTGGCGATCCCAATATGAAAATTAAAAAATATATTCCCGAAAGACGCAAGAGCTTTAGGGCTCGTCATAACTGTGATAATCCTGGTCCCAAGTGGAAAAGTCGATATTGGAGTTGCAAGGCATGGTGATATGAGAAAATGCAGAAAATGTAAAATAACTTTAGTTTTAGAATCCAAAAAATATTGTGAGAAATGTAAACTAAAAAAGAAGACTTGTCCATGTGGTATGGTTTTTAAGTCAAATAAATGGGATTTTTGTAAAAAATGTAGAGGCTCACAAGGAAAAACAGGAAATTGTTATGGATGTGAACAGAACAAAAAACTATATTGGTCAACAGGCTTATGTCAAGGGTGCTATAAATATACCATAAAATATAATCTTGATAAAGATACTGTTAAACGACTTAGTTCTATTAAATTTTGTCAAATATGTGGAATTACATTACATCATAAACCAGGAAATTCGAATGATAGGGCTGTAATTGATCATTGTCATAAAACAGGTATAGTTAGAGGTATACTATGTAATAGGTGTAATATAATAGAAGGAATGATACGAGACGAACAACATTTAGAACAATTTTATATCAACTATAAAAAATGGATTTTAAAATCATGAAAAGTATTGAAGAACTAATCAAAAATCAAGAGGTAATAATGGACAGCCAATCAGAAGAAACTCTATCGCCAAATGAAGAAGCAACTCTTCCAGAAGCTGAAATACAAGCACAAGAAGTTCCCGGCTATACTTCTGATAGTGTTATTGAATTACTAAAAAAATCACTCAACATTCACTGGCAACAAACAACCAGCCTTTCTGCCCAAGCGGTACATTTAGAGCGTTGGGGATATAAAAAACTAGCTGATATAATTAGACAAGATGCAGAAGAAGAACATCAGCACTCTATGATTAATCTAAAAAGATTAGAATTTTTTGATACTGACTATCAGCCATTAATGATAAACCCACCGGTCTGGAAAAGACACGATATGTTAGCAATGATTCAGTATAATCTTAATTCTGTTAGAGAAGCCTCTGTTACTGAAAGAGCAACAATAGTTGCTGCCAGAGCGGTGGGCGATGAAATAACTGCAAATATGATGATACCACTACTACAAGGTAGCGAAAATGGTATTGAATTATATGAAGGATATTTAAAGCTTATCGAACAGATGGGTCTGGACAATTTCCTAAGTATCCAGGTCTAAATAAATGACAAGGAATAAATTACTATCTGAATTTAGTTCAGTAATACCTTCTATCAACATAGATAATATTAAGTATACAGCCAAGACAGTAGAAGATCAAAAGGTTTCAAAACTTATTGATTTTGACTATAAGTCTATTCTTGATAATCCTCCTATAAATAGTAGTGGTTCTACACTAAAAGAATTAATTTACATATCTAAGATTACCAATAATAGAGACAATAAAGATATCGAATTTCTCAATAAAATAGACAAAAATCCGGCATCTTTGGTTATAGACTTTTGTAAAAATAAAAAAATTACTTTTCCACAAAAGGATTTTGATAACCTATATGATATTATTAAACCTCTTATTCTTAATGTCAAATACTATTTTAATAGAGCAAGACCCTATCAATTGGCCAAATTATACGGATTAACAATTGACGTTATTGAAACAGATACTCATCAAACTCCATCCTACCCATCTGGACACACGGTGTATGCTAGACTAGCAGGCAATCTTGTAACAATTTCTCATCCAGAGTTCAAATACGAATTGGATCAAATTGTGAACAGGAGCGCTTATGCTAGGGTTTTGCAAGGCGTTCATTATCCCTCAGACAATACGGCTTCAATTATTTTTACTGATTTTATTTTTCACAAACTATATAAGAGATAATAATTATGGACAGAATTTACGATCTATTAAATAATGTAGAAAAGCTTATTAAAAAAACCGAAGGAACAATGCTACCTGTTCCAACCGTAGAAGTTCAACCAGAGGTTGATCCAAACTCTAAGCCACCAATTAAACCAGAATTAGTAGATACAGACACTAATGAGGATTCTCTTAATTCTCAAAGAGAAAAAATTAATCAACTAAAAATCAAAAATCCAAACGAACAAGTTTCCTTACCAAATGGAGATAGTTCAGTCGCTGGTTGTAAGCTAATGGCTGGAGATAAAATTAAAAATACTAATCCTGCTTGTATGGAATATGGTAGTGAAGGCATTGTTGAAACCATAGAAGAGATGCCAGAAAATATAGGATATGTTATTGGTTATCGAACCACGAATTCTGGACCATCGTGGACAGTAGATCAATATTTGAGAAAAACGGAGGATCAATTAAGTCTAATAGATTCTCTCGATGATTATGGGCTGGCCGAAGAAGAAATGGAATCGCCAGAAGAAGAATTAAATGAATATAAAGAAGATTTTTTTGAAATGAGTGTTGGCTCACTTAGAGCAATAGCCACACATGCTCAAGAAATAATGAATTCTTTGGACAATCCATCCGTAAAAGAAAACTTGACAGAGAGCTGGTTGCAGGGTAAGATCGCCATAACTGAGGACTACATGAGAACAATTCATGATTTTGTCATGTATGTCTCAGACTCTGACGATACTATATCTGCTGCTGACAAGCAAGGTCTTTGGGATAACATACGAAAAAAGAAAGAGAGAGAAGGAAAGAAGTATAGACCAGCAAAGCCAGGAGACAAAGATAGGCCAGATCCAAAACAATGGAAAAAGCTGACGTAGTACGAAGTTAATAGGACTAACTGCTTAATTTATAAACTCAATAAAGGACATCTTGATCATGGAAAGACAGTATGACAGTCTGGATACGTATATTAATTTAGCTAAAAAAACTATATCAAAATTTGGCCCTAAATTTTATAATGGTTTATCTGCTGAGATGCTAAAAAATAGTGATGCAATATCTGATGTTGCAACTGCTATAATGTATGCTGATTGGCGATTTGACCCAACAAGAACAGGAAAAGAAGGACAAAAGAAAACTCTATATTCTTATAGAAATCAGTGTGCTATTTGGGCGATAAAAACCTATATTACTAACAAATATAAAAAACAAAACGATAATTATGATACTATTAGTTTAAACTTCAATAGTGAAGATGCTTCTGAGATATCATCAACAATTCAGGATAAAAAGTGCTTAAGTCCTGTGGATATTCTGATCGATAGAGAAGAATCAGAAAATATAACTAGTTATATTAATGTTCTATTAAGTAGTGATATTTTATCATCTAAGCAAAAAGAACAAATTAGAATGTATTATTTAGACAATCTAACCCTATCTGCTATAGGTAAAAAATTTGGGGTTTCCAGAGAAGCCATTCGTCAGAATATAAAAAGAGCTATAGAGATTATAAAATCTTATGATAAGTGTTAAATTAAATATAATACCAATATTTTTTGATCATAAAGAAATCAAATCTAAAATATTAACTTCTAAAGACTCAAAATTTCCCCAAATAATTGTTGAACCCTCTTTGGATATAAATGCAGCACTAAACCATATTATTTCTTTGTATATAGATTCAGAAATTAAATTAAATAATTTCAAATTAACGGATGTTGTTATTACAGAAGATCAGTTAGACATATACTATATTCTATTCATCAACTATGAAACTAATTTAAAAAATAATGCTATATTACTAAATATAGAAGAAAAATTAGACATACCAAATAATGCTAAAAAAATTATTGAACTACTTTAAGAGCTTATTCAAATGGCCTTCTTCAAAACAAAGAGAGCCAGATAATGTTTGTTCTATTAAAATAGACATGCGTTCTGATTTAGACATAGATGTTAAATTGTATTATGATCCGTCTATAGTTAATATTAGCAACGTTATTGGTACCGCAGAAAAATATGCAGAATTATTAGTCTATATTAGTACTAATGCGTTTAAAAAAAGACTTGGTGAGATTTTAGAAGAAAAAATAAAATTAAGCACTAATATTAATGAACAATTATTATTAGACAATATTATATCATTTCAAGATTTGATCAAAAAAGAAATACAAAACGCATCGGCCGTTAATTATACTCCAATAATTAGACCAATATCTGTGTTTAATCCCCGATAATTCGTTGTGGGCCGGATTTTCTTTCTTACTATGAATATATAGAAATCTAGTCCAATTATCAAACTAGGCTATAAATATGGAATTAACTAATAAAATAATATGGCAGAAGTGGCTTGATCCTTTTGGGAATGAGTCTGACGATACGGAGCATGATCCGTATACTGGTAACTATTATGACGAAGAACACTATAACGATACCGAAGAAGAAGAGGATGAAGACGAAATACTTAAGAAAAATCTTACAAAAAATAAACAAGTTAAAGTTATAGCCACTCCCATGGGAATAATACCAATGAATGAAAATACCATGAGTGGAAAAATATTTAATTTTTGGATGGGTCATACCAACTTTAATATTACAAAAAAAATTGCAGACATTATTGAACAAACCGACGGCGTAGAAACTTTAGACATTTTTACCAGATATAGATTTCGAATCGGAGTAGGCAAAGCATTTGATGATTCGTCTGTTATGAGAACAATTAATAAAAGGGTTTACGGTGAAATAAATCATGCCTAGACCAAATACCACCACAGACGAAATCCAAATAATACATTCTTATGGTTTGGATGTTAAAAATAGAGAAATTTATTTACATTCATACTTGGGTGATGAAGATGAAGGTGGTGTTGATTATAGGTCTGCGATAGTTTTTGAAAAAAATATTAGATACTTAAATCTTATCTCAAATGATCCAATATTCATTCATATGCATCTTCCTGGTGGTGATTGGGAGGATTGTTTGGGAATATATGACACTATTAAACATTCAAGATCAAAAACTATTATACTCGCTTATTCTAAAGTACAATCTGCAAGTAGTATAATTTTTCAAGCAGCAGATACTAGGGTGTTAATGCCTAATGTAAATATTTTAATACATTATGGATCTATAAGTATTGACGATGAACACAAAGCAGCAATAAGTAGTCTGCAATGGAGCGAAAAAGAATCATCAAAAATGATTGATATTTTTGTTGATAAGTGGATGACTTCTCCAATGTCAAAAGAAAAAAATTGGAAAAGACAATTTGCTAAAAAACATATCCAAAGTCAATTAGCCACTAAGAGCGATTGGATACTAACAGCAGAAGAATCGGTGTATTATGGTTTTGCAGATAGCATTCTTGGAGATAAAAAATATCCAACCATAGACTCACTTAAAAAATAAAATGATAATTGAATATTGTTATTATGATACAGCATCCAAAGATCTTGAGCTAGTAGAAAATATTAATAAGGCTATAAAATATAATATTAGCTCATTGTCGGTGCTACCATCACAAATAAAACCAATAAGGTCAATATTGCCAGATAATATCAAGTTATCCACACCCATAGATTATCCCTTTGGGATTTTAGATACTCAGTCAAGGATGTCTATTGTTGAGTATGCTATAAAAAATGGGGCGCAAATTATAGACGTTGTGTGCCCAACTTATTATTTATGCAATAGAAAATACGAAAAATTTCGTGAAGATATTAAAAATATTCAATCTCTTTGCTCAGAATCAACTGAGGTTCGATACATATTAGAATATCGTCAATTTACATACGAACTATTATACAAAATAGCTCAAATATTATTTGACTTTAATATTAAAACAATCTATCCTGCTAGTGGATATTCATTAGACGATATATCTGATAATATCCTGGCTGCTGCACTAATCAACAAAAGAGTACCACAAATTAATATAATTTCTAACGGAAATCTTTGGAATGATAGTCATATTAAACTGGTCAAAAATAGCATTTTATATGGTCTTAGGGTTAACTCATTAAATGCTCTTGAATTGTTGTCAAAAGAAAACATTTTAGAAAATTAACCTTTTAGGTGTACTAAATTATAGATTTTAAACAATCTTCACAGAACAAAACGGAGATATACAATGGCTATAGCTACATCGGCAGGCGCTAATTACACAACACAACCAAACATCAATGGCAGCGGATCAAAGAACAACGGTGGTTCTGCTACCAGAGTCGGAACATCTGTAAAGTTAAACAATGTTGCAGTCAGCAAAGATACAACCGGAGTTGTTGGCTCAGTTGTTGTTGACGGAGCAGACACAGACAGAGCAGTTGACGGCGGAACAATCGCCCACAATCACGTTAAGCCAATCTCTGCCAAAGTCACAACAGAGATCGCAGGATTAGCCAGCTCAGTTCTATCTAGCAGTGCTAATAATCCAGCTCAATTAAGAGCCATCAATAAGGTTGAAAGTGTCAAGAGCAATGGAGTGGCCACAGCTATTAGAGCTGGTTACTTTAATATCTATACTGGTAGGTTCTCGACCAATCCAACACCAGTAACAGTTTATCCAACTGGAGTTCCAACAACTAACCAAGCATGGGTTGGCACTGACGATGCTGCCACACCAACCAGAAGTGCTCCTGGTGAACTTGTTTTCAGAACTGGTGCTAAGCTACCCGTTAGAGACAGAGACTATTCTGCCAAGAACGGCTGATAGTAATAGAATAAAATTTAAGTTAAAAGAGCAAAGCCAGCAATTATATTGTTGGCTTTTTGCTTTTTAGTGTATCTAATAATACCACCACAATAAAAGGGTTTTAATTATGAGTGATACCATAGTTCACTTTTGGGAAAGCATAGCAACTACCAGTATTGGTATCATTATTACTATGATTGGTTTTTGGGTTGCAATAGGCAAAAATATGGCCACCAAATCAGAAGTTGCAGAAATGATAGAAACAAAATCCCCATATCTGCATGATAGACAATTTATCATGGAAAGACTAGCGGTAAACAAAGAGACCCAGGCCGCTTTAACAAACATGCTTCAGAGAAATACTGAAGTTATGAACGAACTAAAAATTCAAATAGCAACACTTGGTAAAACATTAGAAGCACTAGAAGAAAGAATAGAAAGAACTTGAGGTAAAATATGGCAATTGATATTGAATTAGCAAATACTAATAATCCAATTAAAAACGGAACAACCGTAACTACTTGTTCATTCTCTGGTAATTTTAATACTATGAATACATATGTTAATAATAAACCAGTTATAACAGATATAGAATCAAAATATGATGAATTATTTGATGATGTTACATACTATACATTAGGAAACTAATTATGGTTATTGATATACCGTCTCGTTATTTAATGAAATCTACCAGATCCACATATAGATTAAGTGGCACTCTGGACGGAAGACTGACTAACGCTCAACTTCCAGAAACAGTAGAAGCAAGACTTTGCGTACTCAATGATACAGATTCTGTGCTATCTCAACAATTATTATATAATGGAGAACTAGCAGCCCCAACAGACAAAAATTATTTACGCAGAGGTGACGGTATTACCTCAGGGGGAACAATATTAGCAAATGGAAATACTTATATAGAGAACAACGTACCGTCTTCGCCGTCAATTATTGGTTTTACTACAAATGGTAGTGGGCTCGCTTCTTTTTCTTCTATTTCTGTTATTCCAAGTCAGAACTTTTATTTTCAGGTTAACAATAGTGGAGAATTATTTAAATACGATGGATTATGGACAGGAGCCCTCAATTTTAGTGACGGATTTAGTACTATCGTATCTATTACAGTTAATAACGTTATTGGAGCAACCTCTGTTTCTTTTGCTAGTTATTCTAATTTAGTATCTGTTTCTATGCCATCTTTAAAGATTTGTACTGGCGATTTTAGAAATAACTCATCATCGGCAAACCAAACAATTCTAGATTTACCGTCTTTAGTAGTAGTTGGAGGTGCTTTTCTTCCAAATGGTAATAATATTACAACATTGAATATTCCATTACTTAAGAGTGTTGGATCAACTTTTGGTCCATCTGGAATGACCAATCTTGTTAATTTTAATATTTCATCATTAAAATATGTTATAGGATCATTCTCTCCTGGAGGATCTAGCATTTCTTTTAATAATATGAATAGTTTAATTACTATAAATGCTAGTTCCTTAGAATTTGTAGGATCAATATCTCTTGGGGCAATGTCTTCTTTAACAACAGTGAGTTTTCCATCATTAGTAACAGTTAATGGACTCATAAACATCACCTCGTCAGCAACAGGATCGAATCTTACTAATTTTAGCATAGGCTCTGGCTTAAAACACATAGGAGGAAATGTTACGATTACTGGTCAAAAGTTAACAGCAGCATCTATAGAAAATATATTAGTTAGATTAGCGGCTTTAGACGGAACAAGCAGCACCATATCTTACGAAACTGGTCGCACAGTTAATCTTAGTGGCGGAACAAGTTCTGGGTTATCAGCCCTTACAACAAATGCCAGCAATGCTAGGGCAACGTTACTAGCCAGAGGCGTTACAGTAACACTCAATGACTAGGAGAATATATGAATAATAGTGAATCAGAAAATAGTTGGAGATTAATTTATACAAATAATATGGTTTTAGATTTATTTGAAAGCGAAGGCATTACGTCTACTATATATAATTTATTTGTTTCAAAAAATAAACAAGACTGTTTAGATCAAATATCTTCTTTAAATCTGTATTATAATAATGAAAATAATAGCTAATACTAACAGTCCTAAAGTTTCAGTAACTAAAGCTTTTGATTTATTGTCTTTAGACGCTATAGGTTCTATCAGAGCTATTGATACCCAAGGTTCTGTTACTTATTCGACAATTCAAGACAGAATTTATGCTTCTTATCCGAGCATAACTTGTGTTCGTGACTATCAAATGAATCTTATTACCATAGGTCAAAAACAAAACTCAAATGAAAATGTTGTTTGGTCATCGAGCAACACATCCGTAGCAACGATCAACTCTAATGGTTATGTTTCGCACGTATCTGATGGAAACTCCAACATAACTGCTTCTATAGGTGGAAAAACATTATCTAAAAATCTAACATTCTTAGTAATTAATGCTGTAAATACGATATTTAGCGATTACGCCTCTTCTTCTTTAGCAAAATCTATTATTAGCACAATGGATTCAAGAATATCTGGTAAAGATCCGTCAACAAGCAAAAATATTTTTTCATTACAAAATCATGCTAATGGAATTTATACTCGGAATACACAATGCTGGGCACACGGCTTAGACTTGACTTGTTTTAGTCCGTGGAATTCATTAGGCGGACCACAAAGAGCCGGAACTCTTATAAGTCCTAGGCATATAATTTGCGCCGAACACTATCCTTTAGCTGTCGGCACCACCATTAGATTCGTTCGTTTAGATAATACTGTTGTTACCAAAACCATAACGGCCATAGGGGATATATATAATACAGACATACAAATAGCACTATTAGACTCTGATGTTGGACCAGGAATATCTTTTGCTCAAATTTTACCAGAAAATTGGTATAACTATTTACCTTCTTTATACTCTAATCAAAGTCTTAATATTAATCGTGACTTTGCATTGCCTGCGTTATGTTTAGACCAAGAAGAAAAAGCATTGAGACTCGACCTTGCTAGAATATCTTCTTCCCTCCGTAGTACCACTTATTATAAATCATTAAAACTTACAGATAGTGCATTTTATGAAGATATTATTGGTGGAGATAGTGGAAATCCAGCATTTTTAATAATTAATAATATATTAGTATTAACAAACACGTGGTATAATCCTGGATCAGGGCCTTTTGTTTCGTACTATAAATCGGAAATTAATAGTCTCATGTCTCAACTAGGAGGAAACTATCAGCTCACAGAGATTGATCTTAGTTCATTTTCAACATATTAATATTGGTGTAATAATAATTATGGAGAAATATAATGATTAAACCTGGTTATAGAACAAGTGAATTTTGGTTTACTTTAGTAAGTTTCATTTTTAGTGGAGCTTATTTATTTGGAGTATTAGATGACTTCAATCAAAAAGAAGATTTAATACAAGAAACAAGCAAAGGAGTAGAGGCAGTTATATTAATTATTGGTCAATTAACATTATTATTTAGATACATAAAAGGAAGAACAGATCTTAAAAAGACTTGGTGGGATACAGCAACTCCAGAAGAGAGAAAAACGGTCGTTAAAAGGAACTCTACTAAGTCTAAAGCTAAAAAGAAAGTTAAAAAACCAATTCAGCCCAAAGTTGAGTAGACAGTCTTGGTCGGTGTATTATAATATATAGGGCGTTTTTTCAAAAAGGATATTTTTATGGTAGAAACAGCTTCAATAGACTCAATAAAAATTAAAATGAACGAATTCATGACTCAGGTTAAAATCTCTTTAGGGGAGGTTAAGTCTGTTGCCATATCTCAAGCTTGGAAAATTCTGCAACTTGCTGTTGCTCAAACCGTACAAATATTAGAGCAGAATTCAGCTAATTTAGCTGGTCCAGATAAAAAAGCTATGGCTATGGACTATTTATCAAAATTTTATGATAGTGTTTTTACCATCATTGACGTTCCTATGATTCCAAACTTCATTCAACCAATTATTAGTAAATATGTAAAAGTATTTTTAATGGCACTAGTAAGTTCCAGTATTGATGCTATGGTCACCACATTCAGACAAGTTGGAGTCTTTAAAACACAACCATTAGTTTCACAATCTATCAAGTCCAACCCCAAAGTTAAAAGAGTGAGGAAAAAGAAATGAATTACACAGAAAGTTTTGAGCAATTTGCTAGCAGAGTAACACCAACAGATCTAGCCCTATATGCTGGGGCAGGAATTATCCTATGGATCCTATTCAAGGATAAACTAAGTCCAGTACAAAAATTCCTAGGAGACTTGGTTGGTGGATTAAAATCAAAACTTAACAATGGATCATCAGTTGTTCCTGTTGTTGTTCCAGACGTTGCTCCTGTTGCAGTAACTAAAGAGACAAAAGAGGACAACTTTTTCAAATTAGTAGTTTCTTGGAAACAAACTAGAGATTTAGCAGTTAAGAGCGGATGTGATGAGGCCGTTAAGGTTGCTGATCAAATGTTTCCATTCTTAAGCCCAACCGTTTGCTCAAAGGAAAAAAGTGTATGAATCCCAAACTTAAAACAGGACTTTTAATACTCGCTCTTGCATTATTAGGAATTGGTATACTAAAACCAGACTTTGGCTCCTTTAATAATCCAGTATCTCCTTCGGCCGTTATTGAATTGGACGTTAAGGAACCAGAATCAGTAGAACTCAAAGAAAAAGCAGATGCTGTGATTAAGGCGCTATCTGTTGACTCTGATCGTAAAACTGACGGTTTGAGATTAGCTTATTTATATAATGATATGGCAACTTTAGTAGGTCTTGATGGAGACAGTGAAGTTATTAAGAATACTGAAGAAATTAGACAAGCTAATAGACTAGCTGGTTTAATGTTAAGATTAGATATTAAGGGTAAGTATGAAGATCTACCAGAAGCTGCTCAGGCTTTAGTATTAACAGCAATTGGTGACGATAATGTTCTATTAAATAAAGACCTTAGAGATAAAGCTGTTGAGGGTTTCAAAGCTTTGTCCTGGGCCTGTTTACAAGGAAGCAAATAATGCCAAGACTTTCACCACAAGAGTTATATGATAATTATCGCAAAGGTTTTAGTGGATGTTTGTGGGAGCAGCACATATTTGATGAATTAATGCAAAATAGCAAATATCCATTATTTGGAGCTGCTAGCAAAAAAATTAAGAGTAGTGGTAAGGGCAAATTATCAACCCCATATAAGAGTGTGTTAAAGTTTGACAAAAGTCCTTATAATGAAAGACAAACTACTGGAGATTGTGTGAGTCATGGAACACGAAATGCTTGTGATGTTAGTCGAGCAGTAGAAATAGATGTTCATGGACAAAAAGAAGCTTGGATAGCAAGAGGAGCAACAGAAGCTATTTATGGTGCTCGTGGTCATGGTGGAGAAGGAATGAGTTGCTCTAGGGCTGCTGAGTTTGTTAGTAAGAATGGTGGCATACTACTAAGACAAAATTATAAGGGAGTAGCCGACTTTACTAAATATAATGGTAATCTAGGAGCCGGTTGGGGAGGAAGAGGATTACCAGATAAGGTTATTGATGCAGCTAATGACCATCAAATTAAAACAACCAGTTTAATAAAAACAGTAGAAGAAGCAAGAGACGCTTTAGCTAATGGTTATGGCTTAGCAGTATGTTCTAGTTATGGATTTTCTAATAAAAGAGACAAGAAGGGCATTGCAAATACTAGTGGAAGCTGGGCTCATTGCATGGCTTGGATAGCATGTGACGATACTGGTAGTGAGCCATTATTCTTAGTTCAAAATAGTTGGGGCAAATGGAATGATGGAGGTCATCCAGAATGGGGGCCTATACCAGACGGTAGTTTTTTAATACGAGCCGACGTAGCAGCAGGGATGCTTTCACAAAATGGAAGTTATGCGTTTAGTAATTTTGACGGATTCCCTGTACAAAAGCTACCATCTTACGGTTTCGAAGACTATCTATAATATAGTGGTCTAAAAGCTAACCTTAAGTTTGGTGTATTATATTTATACCTTTAGGGTTATATTATGAAACTTTTAGATAGAATCGCTTTAAATAATTTATTACGAATAATAAGAGAACTTATTATACGAATGGTTGACTTTTTTGAAAAGCAAAAAAAAACAGTCAAACCAGTACCAAAACCAAATCCCAATAGACCTCGCCCTTTGAAAAATATTATAGACCTGATACCTGTTCCATGGAGAACAAAAGATGAATAAAATACTATTACCAATTTTAGCAGTTGCTATGATATTTGGGTCATATGGATATCATGGGTCAACAACTTCTGCAGTAACTCTTGTGGGTGGTATTGTTAAAGCTCAACATACTGAAAGTGTGAAAAAATACAAAAGAAAAGACTGTTTAATATGCAAAGGTAAAGGATACTATATTAGTGGTGACGGTATCGAAAAAGTTAATTGTGGATATTGTATTCCTGATAAGGGTGAGACTCCAAAAAATCAATCACCAAGTACATATCCAAAAGTTATTGTTCATCCTCCGGTAACTGTTCAACAAAATTGCCCAAATGGCGTTTGTCCAATCCCTAAAAAATAAAGGTATAAAAATGGACGATAATCTTAGAGAAAAATTAAAGGCTATAGCAGAAAAAGTATTAAAACAAGCAAACGTACCAAATGATGAAAAATTTGGTAGTGTTATTGCTATACTGATGATGATTAGTATTATACTAACCGTAATTAGAGTATTACAAGAATGTAATAAAAATAAAACGCAAGGTATGACATCAGAAAATAAACAATCACTCTATGCTGAAAATATTAAATCTTATAGTAAAAAACGAGGTTGGTTTACTAGACTAAGAATAAAAAGAATTCTTAAAAGAGAACTCACCTCAGAAGAATATAATAAATACGGTATCAAATTAACAGAAGCATTGTTAGATATAGGAGAAACCCTCAAGGATGATGAAGTAGCAACTCTAATGGAGGCAGCAAATGTTTAGTATATTAATCTGGTGTGTATATGGTATTTTTGTTGGCGGCATAGCAAAAGCTATAGTCCCAGGGGAAGAAAATTTTGGTTTTGTAAAAACAGTAGCACTAGGAGTATGTGGCTCCTATATGGGTGGCGCACTATTATACTTACTGGGCAAGTATGAATCGGTGTCTCCTGCTGGATTGTTCATGGGGGTCGCCGGTGCTGTTTTAGCATTGGTGCTTTATAACAAACTACAACAAAAAACCTAAAGTAGCTATAGTCTTATATCTTTACCATATTGACTTATGGCCAGAGTTTAAAAATCTATTAATAAACCTAGATATAGACTATACTTTATATATCGGTTTGTGTAAGGACAATAATAATTCTTTCATTGTTGACGATTTAAAAAATCTTAATGGCAACAGTGTAAATATAAGTTATCATGATAATTATGGGGCTGATATAGCCCCTTTTCTTTCTCAATTATCTTCCATAACAGAACCTTTATTTATCAAACTACATTCCAAAAAAACTAGTTTGCCAAATTATGAATATATAAATTGGCGAGCAGTTCTTTTGCATGATTTTATTGGTGGTACAGATATAGTAAAGTCAAATATTTCTATATTTAAAGACAAATCTGTTGGTATGGTATGTAATGGGCCTCTAATGTTAGAAGAATTAGAAGGAACTAATGTAGAGAATATTAAGCAAGTATGTTCGCTATTGAATATCGACTACGGGTCTGTAAAAAACGGAGCTTTTCCAGCAGGGTCTATGTTCATGTCCAGAACAGATCTCTTCCAAACAATATTTAATAATCGGCTTGTTAAAAAGATAACTACAAAACTAAAAAATGAGCACGGAAAAGTAAACGATTGGACATCGGGCAAGTACTCTCATGCCATAGAGAGGATATTTGGGTATGCAATAAATAATAAAAAATTAAAAATACAATATACTCAATATCCTACTATTCAGATCAAAAACGATTTAGCCACAAACGGATATCTAAAATTAATAAGAATGTATAATAACGAATGCTATATCCTAGAAGACATACATACTTACGGAAAAATATTAGAAAACAATACCCAAATTGCAATACAATGGTATAATTTACCAACTAAACCACAAATTTATTCCCATATCACAAATGACACAATTATAAATATAACCTCGTCTTTAGATAACCTAAAAGATTTTGATGAAAAGTTTTATATATCAGAATATCCAGATGTAATAACGTATGATCAGTATTCAAAAACGTCTGTTAGGCAAAGGATGCTGGATCATTATATGAGATATGGTAAAAACGAAGGACGATGTAAAAACCACCCACACCTGTCCAATATTTTAATAGACGAGTCAAATGATATAATTAAAAACATTAAAAATAAAAATATATTATGTCCATGTAATAGTTTAGAGTGCATATGTTTGCTTACTACTTCAAAAGAAATACAAAAAAAAACATACGACAAATTTATAAGACATTTATGTAGCATGACCCAGTTAAGTAAACATGCTAAAAAACTGCATTTTAAAATTATTCTCAATAACGATCAGCACATTCCTAAGATTAACAATTTAAAAAAAATCTTTAAAACCGTGGAGATTGTTAATTTAAACTTATCTCCAGATGATGATATTTATCTTCCTCGTTTACCTTACAATAAAACTATGCCAGTCCACGGCTTAAAATCTGGCCCCAACTTATGTTTTTTTAAAACTATTCAGCATTGTGCAAATTATAACACAACACTACTATTAGAAACAGACTGTGTATTAGGAGTCGATTGGATAGAAAAAATTATGAATTACACACGATATACTAATGGATTTTTAATCTCTGGGGCAGTGTATGATGGTGAATCTGACCATAAAAGCAGCTCTGTTATGGCTACCCATATTAATGGAGGCACAGGAATTTATGCTACCGGGAACAAAATACTACAATCTCTTATAAAAACCCTAGAAGAACTCATGAAAGAAGAAGTATCAAAAGATATGATAGGCTTAGCCTATGATTATGCCCTGAAAGCTATGATAGACAATAATAACGACAGAAAAGAGGTATCTCCACAAATTAAAAAAATATGGAGATTTATTAAACGAAACTATTTACCAAATAAATTAATTATTAATTGCAGCACCATCAATGACAATCAACTAAGCAAAACGTATCTTAAAAAGATACATAATTATGCTATATTACATAAAAAATAAAAACAATATGATACAAAATAATAAAAGTATAAATAATTTTGATGAAAATTTTTACTTAACAAATTATCCTGTAGTCTCTGAGTACATGGCAGAAATCAATTCTTTGTCTCTAAAAGAAAAATTATATAATCATTATATTAATTATGGTGCAAAATTAGGCTGCTATGCTAATGAGTATGATGCTGCAAATTTATCTCCAGACTACAAAATAATATCAGATTTAACAATTACAACAGACAATTGTTCAATATTACTGGAGACACCCAAGGCTCAGTGGCAATATCCCGCAAATACCGAAAAGCACTATTTTAATAACCACAATAATTCATTATTAAAATCAACAGATAATTGGTACATAGGTTTCCCATGGGCATCATTAATTAATTCTAATATGTCATTCGATATTAATGTTATACAAGAATTAAAAACTTTTTTATCAAAACTAAATGGAAGAAAACACACAGTATGTCAGCATATTTGGTGGAAAAGGTTGGCTTATCTGTGGGAGGCAATAGGACTGACAGACGTTCACCTGTCTCATTATGAAAAAAATATTTATAACACCAATAATTTAACGTTCCATTCGTGGCCAATAACATCTGCTAATCTAGAAAACTCAGGCAGATCGACTGGTTTGAATTTTAAGTATTATGATAATAAAAAATATTTAGCCTCTTTTATTGGTTCATATGAAAATTATAATTATAGAAATGACACTCGTTTAAAGTTACAACAAGTATTCTCTAATATTGATAAAATATATTTTAAGCTATATGATAGTTGGTTTTATCATGATGTGGTAAATCGAAATCAAATAAATAAAGAGATACTAGATACAAAAATTATAGATGACTTTGATCAAAAAACTATACAATACAATGAAGTATTGAGTGATTCCGTTTTCTCTCTGTGTCCAGAAGGATCTGGACCAAATACAATTAGACTATGGGAAAGTATGTCTGTGGGAACTATCCCAGTAATATATTCTGATGATTGGATCCCACCCACCCAGTATCAAGCTGCTTTAGAAAAATGCTGTGTCTTTATATCAAGAACAGAAATAGATAAAACAATCAAGATTTTATCGTCATACGATAAGTCTGTAATACAAAATATGCAAATTGATTGTATAAATACCTATAAAGACATTAAAAATATGACTTGTTTTTAATATGATTGATTATTTTATAATTGGACACAATTCAGAATGTTTTAATGCTCATAATTTAGAGTCGGCTAAATATTTATTAGTTGGGCCTCAAACTTCTGCAAATACCAAACATATAGACTGCAAAGCCTTGAAGAATAACTTGGAAGATTATCCCTTCTTATGTTCATATACTGCTTGGTTTGCTATTGCAAAAAATAATTTATTCAATAATCCTTTTGTTTCTATGATAGAATATGATACTAAAATTAGTAGCAAATTTCATAGTGTTAATTTAGAAATAATTAGCAATCAAAAACAAGATAATAATTTCGTTATAGCATATAGTAAAACATTAACAGATCACTATGTTTTTTATAAAAGTACTCCATGGTTAGAACTAACTCTAAAAAAAATCTACAACATAGACTTGCGAGCATTCGTAGAAAGCAACAAACAGAAACATCCTTTTTGGCCCACTACAACCAATATTACAGCACCACAAAGCATATTATTAAAGTTCGTTGAATGGTTTGATCCCATATCAAAATACATTCGTTCTGAGCCGTTGGGATCTTATGTTCATGAGCGTGCTTTTTTTGTGTTTTGTGTTATTAATAATATCGATATAGTTTATCCAAAATATAATGTTCTTCAACATCAACAGTTATGTTCTCATAATAATAATGATATTTATGGTCAGTTTTTAAAACAAAAAAATACAGACATACTAACAGAAGATATGGCATTAGAGTATGATTATTTTTACAAAAAACAATACAATCTGTTAAGAAAGACTAATCAATGAATATATATACTTATTATGAAGATGTAAACTTTGAATTACAACACAATCTTTTAGAGTTATGGACAACAAGTTGGAAAAGACATGGCTTCGATCCTATCATTCTATCTAGAGAAGATGCCAAAAAATCCCCCTTATACAATGAATACTATGATTTTGTTCAAAGCGTTCATGAACTTAGTGTTGGTAAGCAATTGCCAGAAGGCGAATACTGCCTTGCGGCACAGTTAGAAATAGTGGCTTTTCATACTATATCTGATCCATCATATATTTCTGATTATGATATGATTAACAACGGATTTAAATTAGGAGAAACGGTAGAAGGCCTAGTACACTGGAGAAATGACGCTTGTTCTTGTTTCGCTTCTGGCGATTGTGATGGTTGGGAAAAATATATTCAATTTTTATTTAATCACAAACAAATCGTCATAGATCACTGCAAAAAAATAAATTATGAAACAAATAGGATGCATTTTCATGATCAAGATTTTTTAGTTGCAGTAAGAGAATTAGGATTAAAAAATAATATATATAAGATGTATCGTAACTTAGAAATAGCTGGAGCAGAATATGATCCAGACGGAGAGAATTTATGCAAAATAATACATTTACCACATGATAATATGATACGTATAAAAAAAACATATCCAGAGTATGCTGACTACTCTCAGGACGAACTAAGAATTCTTTTTGCTAACAAAATTATTAACCGCAAACACTAGGTTATTATTAATGTATAATAGTCAAAATGGAATATGTGTGATTCACGACTGTGGATTCTTTTCTTGTTTTAGCCAAAGACTTGGACAAATTATAAAATACGCTAACCTAAATAGAGAATTCCCACCTTATATTGATAGTTCCAAACAATTTAGTATATTTAAATCAAACAATAGCTTTTTAGATATTTCTTATGAATTTTTAAATATAAATTTGTTGATTCCTAAATATACAAATGTTGTTAATTTTACAGATCAGTTTACAGACTATAAAAAACTAAATTTTGATTTATTAAATCCTATCATTACCACATATTTTCAACCCAGTAAACACGTTGTAAATACTATAAAATATTTTGAAAAACAATATAATCTAAACTATGAAAATACCTGTGCTATTTTTTATAGAGGAAACGATAAACATTATGAATGCACCATAGCCAACTATGAGGATTACATCAAACAAGCACTAAAGGTACAATCTGATAATCCAAATATTAACTTTTTTATTCAAACAGACGATTCATTATTTATTAAATTTTGTATTGATAATCTTAAAAATATTTTTTATATTAGAGAAATACCAACTATACATGACTCGTCATCTGCTGTTGTATATACTTTACCGACAGAACAAAGAATAGAGCATGGAGTAAAATTTCTTGCAGCAACGAATATAGTGGCTAAATGCAAGTTTTTAATTACTCATTCTGGAAATTGTGGATATTGGGCTTCTTTATATAGGGGCAAATCTGATGGTATAATACAATGTTTTACTGATGAAACTAAACAACCAACGAAATGGATTTAACAATGAATACAGATATTATTATACATTGTAGTGGTGGCTTGGGCAACAGACTAACTACTCTATACTCTACTTATGCCCTAACATTAAAGTACGGATTTAAATTTAAATATTTTTGGGATTCTGATTTTGGATATGAATGGAAATTTAATAGTTTATTTGACTATGATTTACCTTTGATTGAAAAAACATCAAATTCTAATATTGTAAGAAATAAATTATTTAATGAGAGTGATCGTACACATAAAAAATCTGAAATTTTAACTGTTCAAGATTTACACAGTAAAATTTTATGGCTATCTCCTGGCCATCCAAGGATAGAAAATGATTTAACTTATACTACCAGTAGTTATAAAAATGTTTTTGAACATATATCGATATCTTCTAAATTATTAAATAAAATCAATAATATACATATACCTAAAAATACTATTGGTATACATATCCGTGGTGGAGATATAAAAAATCCTCAGAATCTTGATCCAAATGATAAAAGAAGATATGTTTTTCCAACAAATATATTTACTATAATCGATAATAGTAATAATTCTTTTTTTATTAGTTGTGAAGATAGCGAGGATCAGATGCTATTCAAAAATAGATATTCAAATAATAAAATTATATATTTAGAAAACTGTACTTATGACCGAATCAGTGAACTTGGACTACAAGATGCTTTCATTAATCTAATATTATTATCAAAGTGCTCGATGATTATTGGAAATATGGGAAGTACTTTTTCAGGGGTGGCTAGGATGATAGGAGAGATTGATTTTAAAGATTGTACCAATGAAGGATAAATTTCTCTTGACTCAAGTCTATGTTTCTGGTACTATACAACATACAACCAATCAGCGAATTATTACAATTATGAGACCGTCGTGGACAGATTATTTTTTAGGCTTGGCAAAAGTTGTTTCTCAACGAAGTCATGATCTGCAAACTCAACACGGGTGCATAATTACAGATAACAATAATCGTATTTTGGGTGTTGGATATAATGGATTTGCTAGAGGATTAGATGATTCATTATTACCAAATACCAGACCCGAAAAGTATCCGTGGATGATTCATGCTGAAAGAAATGCTTTATCTAATTGTGTGGTTAGGCCAGATAATGGAATAGCATATGTTACCGGCCAATGCTGTAATGATTGTATTATGGCCTTATGGCAAGAAGGAGTAACCAAGGTTTTTATGGCCGACGATCATGGAACAAAATTATTTGATCAAGATGCAAAAAAAAGATTTGATACATTTGTAAATATGAGTGGTATAGAAATTTCTTACATAAAACCAAATCTTTCTTGGCTCAAGGATTTGAGTGGTGTATTATGAGTTTAATAATATATTATATATCGTGCGGTATATATTTTTACCATCAGGTGTTTAATGGTAATTCAGATATCACAAATTTTTCTTTCCAAACCGCAATCATCATAGGCATAATTGCCATTTTAAATAGGAGATAATATGTCGGCCCTTCAAGAACTTCAGAATTATACGTTTGTTAGTAAATATGCTCGTTGGATAGAAGACAAGAATCGCAGAGAAACATGGAAGGAAGCTGTTGATCGTGTAAAAAACATGATGCATACCCAGTATCCGGAAGTAAAAGAAGATATTGATTGGGCATATGATATGATGTATAAGAAGAAGGTTCTAGGTAGCCAAAGAGCACTCCAATTTGGTGGGGAGCCAATTCTAAAAAGACATGCTAAAATATATAATTGCACAAGTTCGTATTGTGACAGACTACGATTCTTCCAAGAGTGTTTTTGGTTGTTGCTTTGCGGCAGCGGCACAGGATTCAGTGTTCAAAAACATCACGTTGCAAAACTACCAACACTAGAACATGATATTCCAGATAATAATGAAGGTATCAAATACGTAATCGAAGACAGTATTGAAGGTTGGGCAGATGCTTTAGGTGTTCTTCTTAGCTCATACTTTAGTAAGCCAATCGAAGAATTCAAGATGTACAAAAATACTTATGTTGTTTTTGACTATTCGAATATTAGACCCAAAGGGTCATCACTAGCCAGCGGAGTTGGTAAGGCCCCAGGATTTGAGCCACTACAAAACGGTCTAGAAAAAATTAGAACCTTACTAGATCGTTGTATTTCTAATAACCAAAAGAAACTACGACCAATTGACGCTTATGATATTGTTATGCATAGCAGTGATGCTGTATTGAGCGGCGGAGTTAGACGTTCTGCTAGTCTTGCTTTATTTAGCCATGATGATGAAGAAATGGCAAAAGCTAAAACAGGCAATTGGTACATTGATAATCCTCAAAGAGCACGAAGTAATAATTCCGCATTGTTGTTGAAAGACGATACAACACTTGAGGAATTTCAAACTCTTATGAATAGTGTTAAAGAATTTGGAGAACCTGGATTTATTTGGAGCGACTCAACAGAAATGACATTCAATCCTTGCGTAGAAGTTGGTATGTGGCCAGTCGATGAAGAGACAGGCAAAAGCGGATGGCAGGGATGCAATCTGTCTACTATCAATTGTTCGTCTATTGAAGACGAAGATGATTTTTATGAAAGATGCAAGGCTGCTGCTATTATAGGAACTCTACAAGCAGGATTCACTAAACTAGACTATCTTGGAGAGATCACTTGCAGAATCTTTGAAAGAGAGGCCCTACTTGGAGTTTCCTTAACTGGAACAATGGAAAAGCATGATCTTATTCTTTCAGAAAAGGTTCTTCGTGCTGGAGCTAAAATTGCAGTTGAAACAAATAAAGATCTTTCCAAGAAGATAAAAATTAACCAAGCAGCAAGAGTAACGTGCTTAAAACCAGAAGGAACAAGTTCTAGTATGCTTGGAACAAGCTCTGGTATTCATCCGCATCACGCTAAACGCTATATAAGACACGTACAGGCCAATATTTTAGAAGCACCGTACCAGCACTTCAAAAAACTAAACCCGCAAGCCTGTGAAAAGTCTAGTTGGTCAGCAAATAATACGGATGAGGTAATTAAGTTTCCAATAGAGGTTCCAGATGGAGCCAAATTAAAGAACCAATTACCAGCAGTAGAAATGTTATCTATTGTTAAAGATACTCAAAAAAACTGGGTTCAAAGTGGAAAAAATAGATCATTATGCACTCAAGAATATCTAAGTCATAATGTTAGTAATACCGTAACTGTGAAACCAGACGAATGGGACGATGTTACTAAATACATCTATGATAACCGTAAATACTTTGCTGGTATAAGTTTAATTCCACAGAGCGGAGATAAAGATTATACCCAAGCCCCATTCACAACAGTTTATACTAGTCGTGAAATAGTTAAAGAATATGGAGATGCTGCATTATGGTGCTCTGGACTAATCCAATTAGGCCTGAATGCTTTTAATAATAATCTATGGGCGGCTTGTGATTATGTTAGTATGAACCAAGCAAAAGAAAATGATAGTCAAGATAAATTATTATTTATTACTAAAATGAAAAATTTTGCTGGTAAATATTTTGATAGTGACCTTAAGAGATTAACATATTGTATGAAAGATGTTTATAATTGGAAAATCTATTGCGATCTATATAATGGATTTAAAAAAGTAGACTATACACAACTTCTGGAAAATGAAGATAATACTGTGGGGATTGAGGAAATAAGTTGTGCTGGTGGGGCTTGTTTACTATAGAACAATATTACTCGTTATTCTTATAAAGGTGTATTATTAAGCACAGTATTTTAATACTCCTTATATAAGAAAAGGGCACACATTGAGAAAAGCTAATAAAAACTCAAAGAAAAAAGCTAAGGTTATTGATGCGACAAATAGTTTGGAACCCAAAGGAGCTGCTTATAGAAATCGATTAAAACCAAGAACCGAAAATCAAAAAGAATACATAAGGACTGTTGCAGAAAATACTATAACGTTTTGTCAGGGCTTAGCTGGTAGTGGTAAAACACACATCGCTATCGGTATGGCTCTTGAATATCTTTTAGACGAAAAAGTAAAAAAGATTATTATCACAAGACCAATATTAGAGGCTGGAGAAAAAATGGGATATCTCCCAGGATCAGCAGAAGAAAAATTACATCCTTATCTATTGCCAATACTAGATGAAATTGGACATTTCATAAGTTCAGCACATTATGCTTCACTAAGACTTAACAACAAAGTTGAAGTTGTACCATTGGGACTCATGAGAGGTCGTAATTTTCATAATGCTTTTATTGTTGCTGACGAGTGCCAGAATGCATCGTATGAACAATTAAAAATGTTAATAACAAGAACAGGACAATCTAGTAAAATGGTTTTAACTGGTGACGTTGCTCAGTCTGACTTAAGCAGACATTTACAAGGTGGTTTTAGCGATATGATATCAGCCCTTAATGGAGTTGAAGGTATAGGTTATTCTAAATTAGAAGCCTCAGATATTGTAAGAAATCCAATTATCTCTAAAATCTTATATAGACTTGATGATTATGAGCAGCAAAGCCGAAAATAGTAAATGCTTGTTGTTAAATGCAGACTATGCCCCTCTAAGAATAATATCTTGGCAGAGGGCTATAGTTTGGTCTATTAGATACGAAGACAACAAAAGTTATGGTATTGAAATATTATCATATTATAAAGATAAATATATCCAAGGATCTGCTGGCAAACAATATCCAGTTCCAGCAGTAGCTAAAACTCTTAGATATTTTAATCTCTATAATAGAAAGATTAATTTTTCTAGACATAATTTATTTATTAGAGATAATCATACATGCCAATATTGTGGTATGCAATTGTGTTCTACTCAATTAACTTATGATCATATCATTCCCAAATGTCGATTTAATGAAAACAAAAGATTATCAACAAATTGGAATAATATAGTAACAGCCTGTAGACCATGTAATCATAAAAAAGGAAACAGGACTCCAAAAGAAGCGGGAATGAAATTAATAAATTCGCCAATAGAACCCAATTACTCGTTGGAGTACTTGCCTTGGTTTCAAGAAATCTCTACTATAAGCGATGGACCTTCTTACGAACTATGGAAACCCTTTATTGTCAATAAATATGTCTAATTTTATTTTTAATTCCAAGCCTATCGAAGATATTGAAATGTTTTATTGTCTTAGTGGAAAAGAAGACTTTGTAGACAGCGAAGGTAATGCTAGGCTGAATTCATTGGAATCAGAAAATGTGGCTGCCAAATGCAGACAAAACAAAAAGCCAAAAAGCTTTAATAATAATCAGTATCAATATAGTTACTATATTAGAACCACTCCAAACTCTACTCTATTTAATCCAATAGAATTATTATCTCCAATTAAAAATAAACGACAATTTGATTTTATAGACGGCGTTTGTAAAAACAAATGGATGTTTAAAGAGGTATCAAAAATAACATTTGATAAATATATAAAATTTCTCAATACCAAAAATATATCTTGGTTAAAGGATGCTGAGAGAGACTTGAAGTAATATGCCAACTTACTCGTATGCGTGTGACAAATGCTCAAATCATTTTGAGTTATTTTATTATATTAAAGACTATATCGATAATCCAAAATGCGCCAAGTGCGGATCAAGCCGAACATACAGAGAATATATAAAAGACGTATCTACACAAAGTTCTTCTGTTAGAAAGTCTGATACTGAATTAAAAACTATTGGTGATTTAGCTAATAGAAACAGAGACAAAATGACGGATGATCAAAAAATAGAACTTTATAATAAGCATAATGCATATAAAGAGGAACAGCCCAAAACGGAACTTCCCAAAGGCATGAAAAGACTCAAAAAACAACCAAAAATTAAATGGACAGACAAATGACCGACAAGCCAGAAATAAACGAACAAGATAAACAAAAAATACTAGACGCTATAGAAGCACTAAGAAAACAACATGATAGTGCCTCTTTGGCTCATAATATATCAATGTCATCAGACAAGCTGATTGAGTGTAAGCATGAAATAGTGATTCAGGTAGTGGCAAAAATTCTTGAAGAAGATAATCTAGGCACGACCATAGGGGCCAAAGAGATATGTCAAAAGAATTATCACATACCTGTTCCTGCTAACAGAGACTATAATGAATATACAAAGGGATTCTTTGAATTTCTAGAAAACTGTATGTCAACATCTATAAATAATTTAGAAGAGGATAATAATGGATAATTTTATATTTAATCCAACTGAAAAAACCCAGGATTCTATGTCTTTCGAATACTACGGAGTATCTGGTGCAGAAGATTACTTGGATGCTGATGGTATGCCGAGAATGGCACAAGATAGTCCTAAGGTTTTTGCTAAAAAAATAATACGATCAAACACCACAACACAGTACTGCATTAAGCTTTCAAATAATAATAAACTATTTAATCCTATGGACTATGGTTTAGACGAAAGATCATACAGTATAGTAGACAATGTATGTAGGCCGTCTGATAAATTTAAAATAGTAAATCAAGCCGTTTTCAATATGTATATTAATTTTTTAAGTTCCAAGAACGCTTCTTGGTTAACAAAAGCCGAAAGAGAGTTAATCTAATGTCTAAACTGAATAAAACACAAAAGTATGCAATACAATGGCTAAGTCATACAGGGTCTGATTCTGATGCAATAGCCAAGGAATTAAATGTTACGTCAACTCAGGTTCTGTCGGTGATAGGGACTCCATCATCTAAAACAGAAACAACAGCTAGGCCACAAGCTAAGGATTTAATGATTACTCATACGTCTGGAAAGAAAAGTAATTCTGTTTCTATAATGACAAAAGAAGCATCAGAGATTGGGGACGCTTCAAGAAACAGACACAATAATACTAAGACTAATGAGCAAAAAGGAATTTTTAGACCAAAGAAATAAAATGTATCCATCTAGATACTCGAACGGCAAGACTGTATCAGCAGCACAGTATATTACAGAGCTAATCTGTGAGCACAAAGCAAGGATAGAGAAGTTAGATCTTCATTATAGATTTTGGACCAATAAAGAATGGTCAAAATATTATCGTGATCAAATAGCTACGGCAAATAAATTATTAAAAAAATATACTCCAAAAGCTATTGTTAGAGCACTAAATGACAAAAAAACAGAAAAAATCTATTCTTTGCGAGCCCCGCATCTTATTGCTATTATAGAACATCATGAGATGTTAGCTCAGTCTGAAAATAAAAATATGAAAGATACCATAGACAGATCTGATGATAAAAAATTCAGACAACCCATTAAGAACAAAAACAATATTTTATCCAAGTTAAAGGAAATGGAAGATGGCGACAACTCTTAAAGAAGATGTGATGAAAAATTTTGGTGATGAAATCATACTATCCGGCAATGCCCTAGTAGACAAAAAGGTATTAACAATACCAGTTAGTCCAGCACTAGATATTGCTCTAAATGGAGGAATACCAGAAGGAAGTTTCGTTGTATTAACAGGACAACCAAAGTGTGGAAAAACAACAACATCGCTAGCCTTCTCTGCAACCGCACAACAAAAGCAATATGCTCATGGATCATTTAAAGAAGGTCGCCAAGTGTACTACCTAAATATAGAGGGTAGATTAAAAAAGAGAGACCTAGAAGGAATACCAGGACTAGATCTGGCTAGATTTCATATTATAGGTAGTCAGCAAGGAAAAATATTACACGGTGAAGAATATTTGCAAATTGGAGAAAGAATTATAAATGAGGTTCCAGGATGTGTCTTAATTATAGACTCATATTCTGCTTTGTGTACTGAAGCAGAAATTACTAGTGATATGGATAAGATGCAAAGAGCAGATGGCGCCAAGCTATTAGCAAAATTTTGCCGCAAGGTGGCCAATGTTATTCCTGTTAATCGCAATATAGTTATAGGCATTACTCACTTAATGGGCAATCCTACCGGATATGGTGCAGAATTCAAAGAAAAAAGCGGTCAAGCTATTGCTTATCAAACAGACATTAAGCTCAGGGCTAAAACATTTAAACCGTGGATCGTTGGAACCGATAATACTCAAATAGGGCAGGAGATCGAATGGCAGGTGGTCTGCTCGGCACTTGGGCCTCCTGGTGCAGTCACAACCAGCTTTGTTAGATATGGTCAGGGAATTGATAAGTATACAGAACTGATTAATTTAGCGTCTGATGTTGGAATAATTAATAAGGGAGGAGCTTGGTATACCATCACAGTAATGGATGATAAACCAAAGTTTCAAGGAACTGAAAAGGTAAGAAACTTCCTTCTGGAAAATAAAGAAGCCTATGAATCTGTTGAGAAATCGGTCAAAGAGGTTTTAGGTATCAAATAAATGATCGTTAAAGACCTGAATGGAAATATGGTTAACTGGAACTTAACGGGCCACATAGCAAAAGGTAGAGTTAAAGAAAAATCTTCTTTTCATTTGGCCGCTAGGAAAATATTAACACAGATATTCCCAACTCTGCAAATACTAGAAGAAGTTCCTATACCTCTAAGAAAATCAGAAACTCTATATTTAGACTTTTACCTTCCTCTAATAAAAAGAGCAATAGAAGTTCATGGTGAACAGCATTATAAATTCACGCCCTTTTACCACTCGAATAGGATCAATTTTTTAAAAGCACAAAAAAAAGATAATGAAAAAAGAGAATGGTGCGAAACAAATGGGATAAGTCACATTGTATTACCTCATTTTGAAAACACAGACAAATGGAAAGCATTAATAATATATGATAACCAGAACAGCTAAAGAAGATTTACAGCATTGGGATAATATTCTAGATGAGTATGAGTCATCAATAGCTCTTCCTAAATATTCTCCTCAATATGGTGTGTCGGAAACTGAGATTAACCAGTATCTAACAATGACTCGTGACGAGATAGAAAAAATATCACCAGAGGACTGTGCTCAAATATCATATAGATTAGCACAATTCTCGTTTCATGTTCAGAGAACTATTAATAGAGAAATCGCACGATGTAATTGGTCAGAAGAGTCAATTAAAGACGCTATTGCTGACGAGATAAATAACTATAAAGGCTATGGTTTTGTTGAAAAGTCTTTACAAGCAATAAAACATAATGACAAAGCATCTGCGCTAAATAGCATAAAGAAATATGCTAAACAGAGAATTGACAGATTATCATATATTGCTAATAGTATAAAAAATTTATCTGACATTATGATGGCTATACAAAAAACTAAGGTGCAACATGGATCCAAATGAACTATTAAAAGACCCAGAACAAATCAAAGCATTGATCTCTCTTTTACAGGGTTTGGTTGATCAATCAAGCCCAAAGCCAGATGAAGAAGAAGAACCCGAAAACAATAGGGTGGCACCATCAAAACCTGGGTCTACTATAAAAACGAAGGGCCGTCAAAAAGCCGGCGCCAACAATACTATCAAATCAAAAAAACTACAGTCCAAAAATACAAATCAATTTGAAAAAATGGCTGAGTTTAGAATGCATAAGGATGATTGTGCAATAGATAAAAAACTATGTTCAAATCCACCTGTTGCAAGAATGCGAGATTTTGAGTTTATTGATGTTGTTTGTCGCGTTTGTGGAAAAAAAGAATCAATAGCTCCTGCGTTATTGTTCGATGTTCCTTCAAGATATAAATGTAATAATTGTTCAACCCAATCTGGTTAAAATATGATTTTGTGTGATCCCTCGGCCGAAAGAGCCATACTTAGTGGTATATTAAAATATGGTGAAGATGCTTATTTGGATATAGCCGATATCCTTCAAGAATCATCTTTTACCATAGATAGCAATCAGGTAATCTTTAAATGTCTCAAAAACATTTGTGATAAAGAACCTAAGCCATCAATAGATCTTGCTTCTGTCTATTCTTCTTCAGAAGAACTAGGCTTGTCTAATATATTGTCCAAAAAAGAAGAAGCTCAACATCTTAAAGCGATATTCGACTTCCCCGTTAATTTGGAGAATGTTAGAAAATTTGCTACAAAGGTTAAAAAACTAGAGATAGCCAGATTACTCCACAAAGAAATGGATCAGGTGCAGGATAGACTACTTGATGTTAATGGTAGTGAATCATTGTCCTCCATTATCGGAATAGCAGAAGAAGTAATATTTAATTTTACTTCAAAAATATCCAACGATGGAGAATCCGCTCCCGCTCCAATATCTTCTAATATAGATGATTACATGGAGTTTTTACAGTCAAATAAAGTTGATCAAATAGGAATACCTACAGGATTTCCAGTATACGACAAAGCCATTGGCGGAGGCTTAAGAAGAGGCACGGTGAATGTAATAGCAGCACGACCAAAAGTGGGAAAAACCCTCTTATCTGACAATATGGGCTATTATATAGCTAGCAAGCTCCAGATACCTGTGCTTAATATGGATACCGAAATGACCAAGGAAGACCATATTCACAGAATACTTGCTATGTCTTCAGAAATAGAACTATCAAAAATTGAGACCGGTAAGTTTTCTGATACTCCAAGTTCGTTATCAAAAATTAAATCATCAATAGAAGAATTGAAAGCAAGTAAGTTATTTCATAAAAGTATTGCAGGAAAAGCATTTGATGAACAACTTTCAATAATGAGACGATGGCTTATCAAAGAAGTCGGATTAAATGACGATGGAACAGCAAAGGACTGTGTTATATTTTATGACTATCTAAAGCTTATGGACAGTGCTGGTATAAGTCAAGATATGAAAGAATATCAGGTTCTTGGTTTTATGATGACGGCGTTACATAATTTTGCTATACAGTATAAGGTTCCTATCTTAGCGTTTATTCAGTTAAATAGGGATGGCATAACTAAAGAAAGTACTGATACTGCTAGCGGTTCTGATAGAATTATTTGGCTATGTAGCAATTTTACAATATTTAAAAGAAAATCAGACGAAGAAATAGCAGAGGATGGTTCTGATGCTGGTAATCGTAAACTAGTTCCATTAATCAGCCGTCACGGGGGAGGATTAGACGATAACGATTATATTAATTGTTATATGAAGGGCTGGTGTGCTAAGATTACCGAAGGTAAAACTCGTTTGGAGCTAATGAGCGGATCAAATAAGCAAAAGGGTGGATTTATAATTAATGAAGACAACAATGACAATGAAGAAGAAATCCCATTCGTATGATCAACATCAACTAAAGCAGCTTTCTGATTTAGTTTGTGATGATATAGAGAATTTATTGTCGAATCTAGGGATAGATTCTTATAAAATGCTAGACAAAATGGTTACCATGAGTTGTCCAATTCATGGTGGAGATAATGATTCTGCATTTAATCTGTACCACCAAGGAGATACCTATAGAGGGAACTGGAAGTGCAGAACTCACGGATGTGAAAATGTATTTAAGTCATCAATTATAGGCTTTATAAGAGGGTGCTTGTCTCATGAAGAAGGGTGGGGAAAACCAGGAGATCCCACTGTGTCGTTCAAAAAGGCATTAGATTTTGCCATAGAATTTGGCAAATATAATCCAGCAAAAAATAAACAATCAAGAAAAGCAAAAGAAAAAAATGATTTTGTTAATACGGTAAAAAATATTACACAAGAATCTCAAAACAAAACACAATTAGTTCCTAGGAAATCAGTTCAAAAAGCCTTAGCTATTCCTTCTGAGTATTTCTTGCAAAGAGGATTCTCTAGAGATATTCTCATAAAATATGATATTGGGGATTGTATTGGACAAGGTAAAGAAATGAGCAATAGGGCGGTTGTTCCTGTATATGATAATGATATGACAGGAATGATTGGATGCTCTGGTAGAAGTATTTTTAATAAGTGTGGCGAATGCGGATGTTTCCACCAAGAATCATCAGACTGTCCTGCTGATCATGAAAAATGGCTACAATCAAAGTGGAGACATAGCAAAAATTTTAAAACTCAAGAATGTTTATATAATTATTGGTTTGCTAAAGAATTTATTTTAAAAACTAAAACAGCAATTATAGTAGAAAGTCCAGGAAATGTTTGGAGACTAGAAGAAGCAGGAATACATAATAGCGTAGCTATTTTTGGTTCTTCTATGGGAAACAAACAAAAAATTCTTTTAGATACTTCTGGTGCTATGAATATTATAACAATAATGGACAATGACACTGCTGGACAAGAGGCTGCAAAAAATATAGCTAGTAAATGCGATAGGATATATAATATTAAAAACATTAAATTGTCCGTTAATGATATTGCAGAAATGACTCTTGAAGAAATTCAAAAAGAAATTTTACCCCAAATAGAAGAGTATCAAGTATGTTAGTTATAGGAGTTTCTGGAAGAAAGCAATCTGGCAAAAGCACATTAGGCAGATTTGTACTGTCTTTGTCGTTGGCTCAGCTAGATTATTGCAATAATATTTACATGGACGAAGAAACTGGAGAAATTTTAGTTTCAGATATTCTTGGTGACGATAGGTTCAAAGGGGTGTTTGATATTAGGGAATATAAAGAAAAATTTAACGATCCCAGATTAGATCAGGCTATAGAAAAATTAAACAGAAAAATTAAAATATATAATTTTGCCGATGTTTTAAAAACCGACATTTGTATGAATATACTTGGTCTTACATATGATCAATGCTATGGTTCTGATGATAATAAAAATGAACTTACCGATATGAGGTGGGATGGGAAACAGATAACAGCAAGAGAGGTAATGCAGATTATTGGGACTGATATTTTTCGAAAAATGGATACGAATGTTTGGGTTAGGGCGACTATCAACAAAATCATAAACGATAAGCCAGAAATTGCTGTTATTACAGATTGTAGATTTCCTAATGAGGTTGAATCAATTAAGAACATTGGTGGGAAAGTTATCAGATTAACAAGAAATCCATTTAACTCTGATCATATTAGCGAGTGCGTACTTGACGAAGATAGATATGACTGGTCTAATTTTGACTATGTATTAGACAATAAAAACTCTTCAGTATACGAGCAGTTTGTTCAGTCTAAAAAGCTCATAGAAGAAATACTTACCACAACCAAATAAGGACTTTATAGTGATAATAACATATTTTAGAAGCAGTTCATACAATACACACTCCATGTGTGAGCAACAATATTTTGCTGAATATGTTTTGGGGTGGAGAGGTCCGTCTGGTCAAAAAGCAGACAAAGGAACAATCACGCATAAAATATTAGAGATTCTAGCAGTCATAAAGAAAGCTGAGCAAGACAATCAAAATACAATAAATGACGATTTAATTGGAGACATTGACGTTAAGAATTATGACTTAGATTCGATCATAGACACGGTATACACATACTATACAAATAATACTCAGCATCATAAGTGGACACCAAAAGATCTCAGAGATTGTAAAAATTGGACATATAAAGCCATAGAATTTAATAATGGAATGTTTGATCCTAGAAATAGGAACATACTCATGCCAGAGCAACACTTTGATTTTGAAATAAATAAACCATGGGCTAAATATTCATATAATATGGACGGTCAAGAAATTAGTGGCAACTTAGCACTAAAAGGAACCATAGATTTAATTACACAAGTTAATGACTCTACCATCGAGGTAATTGACTGGAAAACTGGTCGCAGACTTGATTGGGCCACAGGAGAAGAAAAGACTTTGGAAAAACTAGAAAAAGATCCTCAACTAAAGATATATCACTATGCTATCAAACATCTCTACCCAAATATTAAAAATATAATTTTTTCAATCTATTTTATAAACGATGGAGGACCGTTCTCTATTTGTTTCCATGACTCGGACTTGCAGTCAACAGAAGATATGTTGAGGTATAAATTTGAAGCTATTAAAAGCACCAAAAAACCAAGACTACATAAAAGCTGGATGTGCAATAAGTTATGTCATTTTGGTAAAACCACTTTTGAAGGTACTCATATTCAACCAACAGAAGAATATAGAGATGGTCAGACTTGTAACATAGGGCAAAATATGACCAAGTGCGAACAAATAAAACATGACCTTGACCTATACGGAATCGACACTACAATGGTCATGTACAAAAACAAGAATCACTCTATTGGACATTATAAAGCTCCTGGGTCACTATGACAAAAACGTACTCTGTTCTTCATGCCCATTCTCACTATAGCCTCCTAGACGGCCTCAGCAAGCCATCTAAAATGGCAGATAGGTGCTTGTCAGCAGGAATCAAAACCTGTGCTCTCACGGATCACGGGACAATATCTGGCTGTGTTCAATTCTATAAAGAAATGACAAGCAAAAAGATAAAGCCGATATTGGGTTGTGAAATATATGTACCAAAACAAGACTCGCACATTAAAGAAAAAGAGAATAGTCAATTAAGCCATTTTTTATTGCTGGCTAAAAATCTAGCAGGATGGAAATCTCTTATTCAAATAATTTCTGAAACGAATAAAGCAGAAAACTTTTATCACAAACCACGAATAAGTTTCGATAGACTTGCACATCTATTGGATGGAAATATTATTGGATTTTGTGGTCATTTAGGGTCTAGTTTGTCAGATTTAATAGAAGAAAACCCTACTGACTATCTAAAGGGCTCGCTGTCTTTTATAGACTATATGAAAGAAATTTTTGGTAAAGATAATTTCTTTTTAGAATCACAACTAATGGATCAAGAAATAAATCCTAAGCAAAAAACAATGACAGATATAATGAGAATATTGGGAGATAAGAGCAAAACTAAAATTATTGCTACTCCAGATGCTCATTATTGCGAAAGAAAAGATGCTATAGATCAAAGAATTTTATTATGCAATAATCTAAAAACAACTTTGATTGATATTAATAAAAAGCTATTGTCAAATGAAGATGTTCCAATGAGTTGTTTTTTTAAGTCTGATAGTTTTCATATACCTGATCCAGAAGAAATGATATCTTGGCACACACAGGATGAAATTGAAAATACTTTATATGTAGATTCTTTGTGTGAAGAATATTCAATTTTATCGAAGCCAGCATTGCCCGAATTTAAATGTCCAAAAAATAATACTCCAGAAGAATACTTAAGACATTTATGTCGAGAAGGATGGAGACAAAAAATTGTTAATCATATACCAGAATCAGAACATACTCCTTATGTTGATAGAGTAAAGTTTGAATTAGATATTTTACAAAAGGCTGGTTTGTCTAGCTATTTTTTAATAGTTCAAGATATTGTTGAATATGTTAAATCAAATAACTGGCTTCCTGGGCCTGGACGAGGTAGTGCGGCTGGATGTCTTGTGTCTTATTTAATTGGCATAACGGATATTGATCCGATCAAATATGACTTGTTGTTTGAAAGATTTTATAACGAAGGACGAAATACAGCCGATCACATATCCATGCCAGATATAGATGTTGACGTACCTATCAATAAGAGAGAATATATAATTGATTATATCAAAAATAAATACGGGTCTGATAAAGTCTCTCAAATGATTACATTTAACACAATGAAAGGAAGAGGGGCTTTAAAAGAAGTATTAAGAGTATATGATAATGTAAGTTTTGAAGAAATGAATAGAATCACAAAATTTATTCCTGACGAATCAAAAATTGCAGATGAACTACAAGAAATGAAAGAAGATACCGGAGAGGCATCAATTATAAGATGGGCTTTAGAGAACAATGTTGACAAGCTCAAGGAATGGTGCTATATATCAGAGGACGGATCTCTGGCTGGTCCAATGGCCAAGAGGTTTGAACAAGCTATACGTTTAGAAGGAACTAAGTCTAATCAGTCAAAACATGCTGCCGGTGTAGTTATTAGTAGTCAGAAGCTTAATGGGGTATGTCCTATGGTTTATGACTCTAAAAATAAACAATCTATTGCTGGCATGGAAATGCAAGATTTAGAAGGTCTTGGTTTAATAAAATTTGATATATTAGGCGTAGCTATGTTGGATAAGATTATGACTATTTCAGATATTTTATCAAAAGGAGAATAAAATGGAAACCAAATTTGAAGAGTTGGCTGTCGGAGCAAAGTTTAAAGTAAATGATATAGAATATATTAAAACAGATGAAGTTAGAATAAGCTGTTGCAGAACAGTGAACTGCTATGCGTCGGCAGATTCTGCTCAGAAGGGTCATTTCCCAGGAAATACGGTGGTAACTTTAATTAATGGCTAATTTTCAAAAAATATGTGTGTTCGATCTGGAAACCGACGGAGTGAATCCAGATGTATGTAGTCCTGTGCAGATAGCCGCTATTATTGTTGATCCATCAAAATTGGAAATTGTGAAAGATTCAGAATTTAATATAACAATAAAGCCAGATATACTTGAGCAACAGCCAGATTACACATATGCCGACTCTGATGTTTTAGACTTTCATGCTAAAGTAAGAGGAAAGGCAAAAGATGAGATTCTGTCTGATTGGAAAAGCTATAAAAGACAAGATCATGGATGGGATATGTTTGTTTCTTATTTAGACATGTACCATACAAGATCTCATGGAGGTAAAAAATCTTGTTTCACAGCGCCCATAGCTGCTGGTTATAATATTAATAGATTTGATCTTAGAATTATGGATAGGCTAAGTAAAAAATATAATAATCTGAATAAAGAGGGACGATCTTCTTTATTTTATCCAAGAGATGTGATAGATATTATGAATCTTGTATTCTATTGGTTTGAGGGTAATAACGAACTTAAAAACTATACATTAGACAATCTTAGAGATTATCTTGGTATAGACAAAGAAGGGGCTCATGATGCTCTAAAAGACGTTAAAGATACTGCAAATATATTAATTAGATTTTTAAAACTACATAGAAATCTATGTAATAAAATAAAATTTAAATCATCATTTATTGGACTCGAATAATGGCCGAAGTGTTTACGTTTGATTGCGGTTGTAAATTTCCAGTTATAGAGAATAATTCTACTTTTCCAAAAATAGAATTTACTCCAAAACTATCCGATATTAGTCTGGAATGTGAAAAGACTTGGGATTTGATTTCTGATGGAAATACCAAAGGGTGTTTTCAGTTAGAATCAAGACTTGGACAAACAATGGCACGAAAACTCAAGCCCAAAAATATATATCAGCTTTCTGGGCTGATTAGTATTTTGAGACCAGGATGCTTGGAGGCTATGAGAGATGGCAAGAGCGTATCTAATCACTATATAGATAAAAAGAACGGATTAGAGTCTATAGACTATTTCCATCCGGCATTAGAGCCTATTCTCAAAGATACATATTCAGAAATGATATATCAAGAACAGGCTATGTCTATTGCTAAACAATTAGCAGGATTTAATCTTAAGGAAGCTGATGATCTTAGAAAAGCTATTGGTAAAAAACAAGCAGACAAAATGGCCAAGGTTAAAGAACAATTTATTATTGGTTCTAAAAATAAGGGCTTAATAAACGAACAAGAAGCAGAGCAAATTTTTGAATGGATTGAAAAAAGTCAAAGATACTTATTTAATGCCAGTCATTCTATTAGCTATGCTATGAACGCATATTTATCAGCATATGCAAAAGCTCATTTTCCAAAAGTATTTTTTGCTTCGTACTTGAGATTCGCAAAAGATAAAATAGATCCACAACAAGAGATAAAAGAATTAGTAAGAAATGCTATAGAGATGGATATCGACATTAGCATACCGGATTTTAGAAACTTAAATGAGTTATTTATACTTAAAGATAAAAAGATCTATTTTGGATTAACAGATATCAAAGGTGTTGGTAAGTCTGTTTATAGTAAAATATTAGAAATAATGAAAGATAAGAATCCTCAAGAAATGAGTTGGATGGATATTATTTCATCAGTTTTACTGAATATCAATTCTAATGCCGCTAAGGCTCTTATTAGTTGTGGAGCGTTTGATTATTATAAAAAGAATCGATCTGAAATGGTATTTGAATATGACATATGTTCTAAATTAACCAAAAAAGAACACATATCTTTGAATCATTATCTTTCAGTAAAAAAAGATTCAGGTATTGTTGAGGCTTTTAGATATATTTATGATAACACAAAACTAATCAAAACTAGAAAAGAAGCGATTGGTAATCTTATAAGTCTATTGAATAGTCCTCCGTATTCATTAATAGATAAAATAGAATGGCTGTCAGACTCTGAAAACTCATTATTGGGAGTTGGTATAACGTGTTCAAAATTAGATGTTTATGATATCACGAACGCCAACTGTAACTGTAAAACATTTAAAACCTCTTTGATTAAAGATAATATTATTTTAGCAGGGGAGATCTCTAATGTTAATGTTACTAAAACTAAGACAGGTAAAAATCCCGGCCTTGAGATGGCATTCGTGACAATCGAAGACCAGTATGGGACACTGGATACTGTTGTGTTTTTCCCAGAAGCATTCTCTAAGTATAGGTCTAATATTTTTACTGGAAATATTCTAGTGTTCGTTGGTAATAAAAGCAAGTCTAAGGATGGCCTAATTGTAGAAAAATGCTTTATTCCAGCATCTTGACATGGGTGGGTGTGAGTCTATAATATGTTAGTTGCGTGTTTTCTTTTACAAGGAGTTTGATTATATGAATATTACATTGCTAAAGGGTAATCTTGCTAGAGATCCAGAACTAAGGACAGTTAACACTGGAGGTAAGCAGACATCAGTTGTTAATTTCACTATTGCCGTATCACGAGAGTATACCAAGGCTAGTGGAGACAAGGATAAGATTACTTCGTTTATTAATTGTGAGGCATGGGACAGTGGGGCTGAGACTATCGCTGAGTCCTTAAAGAAGGGTGATCTGGTGATGGTAGAAGGGTCATTACGTAATGACTCTTGGGAAAAGGATGGAGTAAAGCATAATAGTCTTAAGGTACGAGTAAATAATTTTTCAAAAATTACTAAGCTCTCCAAGACTCCAAATGCTAAAACCGACACATCAAAGGAAGTTGTCGCTTTCTAAGTAGGAATAAAGTGTTATTGAAATATGGGGGTGGAAACACCCCCTATTTCATAGCATGATTCTGATCAAACACATGAATACAAAACCCAAATTAAAAATACTAATGTGTTCCGAAGCCAGTTTTATCAATTCTGGTTTTGGAGTATATACAAAAGAGTTACTAACTCGTTTACATAATACCAATAAGTATGAGATAGCGGAATTTGCTTCTTATGGATTTGTTAATGATCCAAGAGACTCGTCCATATCTTGGAAATATTATGCTAACGGTGTTAGAGAAGATGATCCAAGACATAGAGAGTATTCATCAAGAGGGGATAATCAGTTTGGTCGTTGGCGTTTTGAGAAAGTGTTATTAGATTTTAAGCCAGATATAGTGTTTGATATTAGAGACTATTGGATGACAGCATATCAAAGAATCTCTCCGTTAAGAAAATTCTTTCATTGGATTTTAATGCCTACAGTAGATTCGTCTCCACAGCAAGAAGAATGGATTGATACCTTTTTAGATGCTGATGCTGTTTTTACCTATTCCGATTGGGGGGCTGATGTTCTCAAACAGCAATCTTCTGGTAAGATTAATTATATAAATACAGCATCCCCAGGAGTAGATTGTAATATTTTTAAGCCAAAGGATAGGCTCAAAATCAAAGAAAAATTTGAATTAAGTCCAGACTCTATAATTATTGGGTCTGTTATGAGAAATCAAAAAAGAAAACTATTTCCAGAATTATTTTCTTCTTTTCGTAAAACTTTAGATATTTTAGAGTCTAATAACGAAAACGATTTAGCGAAAAATCTTTTTCTCTATGTTCATACTAGTTATCCTGATATGGGATGGGACATACCAGAGATTCTCAGACAAAATAGAATCATAAATAAAGTATTATTTTCTTATATTTGTAAAAATTGTGGTAATGTTTATTGTTCCAAATTTCAGGGACCATCAACGGTATGTAAAAAATGCATGAGCAAGGCATGCACACTCCCCTCTGTAACAAATGGATTCACACAGAATGATTTGAGTGATATCTATAATATCTTTGACTTATATGTTCAGTACTCAATATGCGAAGGTTTTGGCATGCCTCAAGTTGAGGCGGGTGCTTGCGGAGTGCCAATTGCTACAGTAAATTATAGCGCAATGGTCGATGTTGTTAATAATCTCAATGCCTATCCAATTAAAATTAAAACAGAATTTAAGGAATTGGAAACTAAAGCAATCAGAGTCTATCCAGATAATGATGATCTTGCTCAGTATATGATTGACTTTATTAAAACGCCTAAACCAATAAGAGATAAGCAAAGACAAGAAGTTCATGAGCTAACTCATTCAAAATATAATTGGGATATTGCATTTAAAAAATGGGAAGCTTATTTTGATAAGCTAGATGCATCTGGTTACAGGTCAGAATGG